ATGAGTACATGGACACAGGCCTATGAAAGCAGAGAGGATCTGAAATCATATGGGGATAATGGTTTAGCCTTATTTGCATTAGCACTGCATTTTCGAATCGATGACATTGATGGAGTTGCTGCAGAGTCTATCACTGACGGGCATGATGATAAAAAATGCGATCTTGTTTATATAAATGAAGAAGAAGAATTTGCCGTTCTCGCCCAATGCTACTTTTCAGGAAAAGATAGGCAAGAAGCTCCGGCAAATAAAGCCAGCGACCTCAATATCGCTTTAGCATGGCTTCTGCAAAGAGATTTAAGGGAGGTTCCTGAAAGAATAAATTCCTCAGCAAAACAGATTAGAGATTTAATAAGGCAGTCTAAAGTAAAAACTTTATATGTTTGGTATGTCCATAATTTGCCAGTTTCTAAAAATGTGAGTCAGGAGTTAGTAACGGTTCAGCAAACAGCAGATACTATTTTGAAGCATGACTTCAGTCATTCAAAAGTTCAGGTGCATGCGGTTGAAGTTGGTGCGGAAAAAATTACTGAGTGGTACAGTGAATCCCTATCTCCAATCTTAGTTGATGAAACTTTTAACATAAAAGTAAGTGATGGCGGTTATGAAATAAATGGAGGAGAGTGGTCTTCTTTTTGCACTACGATTCAAGGTAAGGATTTAGCGAGGGCATATAAAAAGCATAAGTTGAATATTTTCTCTGCAAATGTGAGAGATTATCTTGGATCAAGATCTACTGATTCCAATATTAATAATGGTATTAAAACTAGCGCAGAAAATTCAGCATCTGATTTTTGGGTTTTTAACAATGGAGTTACAATACTAGTACATGACTATAACTATATTGAAAAAAAACGCAACCTTGAGGTCAGAGGTATGTCTATCGTTAATGGCGCTCAAACAACAGGTGCTCTTGGATCTCTTGCTCGTTTACCAACAGAAGATGTTCGAGTTCAGGCCAGATTTATAAAAGTAAGAGATGGAGATGCTGATTTAATTCAAAATATTATTCAATATAATAACAGCCAGAATAAAGTTGAAGCATCTGATTTTAGAAGCACAGATAAAATACAAAAGCGCTTGAAGGTTGAGTTTTCTTCTATTCCAGATGCTGAGTATGAAGGCGGTCGCAGAGGCAGTGCCGAAAGTGTCATACGTAGGAAGCCAAATCTCTTACCATCATACACAGTTGGACAGGCTCTAATGAGTTTTCATGGAGAACCGACTATAGCATATAACCAAAGATCTGCTATTTGGACAAATGATTCCTATTACTCAAGAATATTTAATGACAGCACAAAAGCATCTCATATTGTTTGTGCATTTTCATTAATGAAATGTATAGTCAATAAAAAAATTCATTTAGGGAAAAAAGAAGTATTATCCAAAAACGATGCAGCTCAGTTAGAATATTTGAGATACAGGGGAGCGATCCCGTTGCTATGTTCTGCTATAACTGAATGTCTAGAGAGTTTTCTGGGGCGGCCCATACCTGACCTATTTAGAATTTCATTTGGAAATAATGAGTCGCCATCCAGTGCTGAGGTGATTTGGGAACCAATAGTAGATATTTGCTTGGCTTTAAGTAATCAACTTTTGCCAGCATTAATTGATGGCGGTTTAAAAAGCCCAACTAAAGTTAGGGAGTGTACTTCTAACTTCTCACAACTAATTGCTGCTACTGCACAGATGAATCGTCCAGTATATGAATTGTTTGAGAATAAGGTTAAACCAGCCTTCTAACTGTAAAAAAGCCTCATATGAGGCTTTTTTGTTAACTACAAGTAATAATGAGTATATGTGATAATCATAGCTTATTTCGTAAATCCGGCTTTATTTGTTAGCCCCACCAATCCATCATTTCTATTCTTTTATTTAAATATGTTGAACGATTGTATGCTCTACGAACTTCATTTTTATCGATATGTGCAAGTGCTGCTTCAATAACGTCAGGATTAAAACTCGCTTCATTTAGCGCTGTACTTGCTATAAAGCGCAGCCCATGAGCGACAAGTTTTCCGCCGTATCCAATGCGCTTCAGTGCGGCATTAGCAGTCTGGCTATTCATTGCTACTTTTGGATTATTGCGGCTGGGGAATACATGTTCACGATGAGCACTGATAGGCTTCATCACCTCCAAAATCTCAACTGCCTGAGATGATAGAGGAACAATGTGTTCACGTTTAGCCTTCATCCTCTCGGCAGGAATCGTCCAAAGTTTTGCATTGAGATCGATCTCTGCCCATTGAGCACCAGAAGCTTCAGAAGGGCGCGCAAGCGTCAAAAGCTGCCATTCAATCAGGCAGCGAGTGGGGACGGATAGATTCAACATCATTAGCGAACGCATAAGCTTCGGCAATTCTTCCGGTCGCAACGTTGGCACATTTTGCTTCTTAGGCTTTTCAAACGCCATTCCCACGCCCGAGGCAAGGTTAGCATCAATCAGTCCAGTATTGACCGCGTAAATCATAATCTCATTGATACGCTGTACTAAGCGACGAACGGTTTCAAGAGCACCACGGGCCTTAATGGGTTCTAACGCCTCAACCAGTTTACGTGCTTTGATTTCCTGCACAGGGATCTCACTAATGGCAGGGAAAACATCTTTCTCAAGAGAACGCCAGATATCTTTAGCGTAATCCGGTGTAATGCTGGCCTGCTTTAAAGCTAGCCAGTTAGCGGCCACGGTCGAGAAAATACTATCTAAAGCAATTTGCTGCTGTTCTGTGACCTGTTCGGCCTGAGTTTGTGGGTCAGTCAATGCCACTAGCTAACAACGAGAGGTATTCAGCGCGTAGGCGTCGGGCATCAGCCAGCGACAGAGCAGGGAAGGCACCGAGGCCCATCATGGTACGCCGTTTTGTCGCTGGCCTTTGATAGCGGAAACGCCAAAGCTTCTTTCCGGTAGTTTTCACAACCATAAAAAGTCCGTCTCCATCATGTAGCGTCAAATCTTTATCAATGGCTTTGGAGCGAATAACTTCTGTGTTTGTGAGTGGGCGCGTAGTCCTTGCCATGAGGGGCTTTCCTGCCTGAATTGGTATACGTTATTGGCATACATCTTCACGTATACCAATAATCACTGGATTTCCCGGATTTGCTCGGTCGATTACAAACACAAAAAAGCCCGCAAGGCTTTCACCTTGCGGGCTTTCAGGACTTCAGCGGACAATTCTGGTATCGCCGCGAAAGAATTTTGGTGGAGCTGGCGGGAGTTGAACCCGCGTCCCAAAACTCTATCCAGCATTGATTTAATTGGATATTTTTAAAAATCAAATTTTCGCGTGCATTGTACGTGCATTTTCATGTCCTCGCAGTGTCCTTTCTCTGTCGTAATCATCCCGCTCCCCTTAACTATTTCCCCGGCTGTTTCCCTCCAACAACTGCAAGCTGTGTTGGCTGCTTTGAAGTGTTGCCGTCATAGTCTTTCAGATACGAACCGTAGTGCCTGAAAAGCATTTCCGGGCCTTTATGCCCCATCTGGCCAGACAGCCAGTAAAGGTTAACGCCGATACTGATATGTCTGGTCGCATAGGTGTGTCGTGTCTGGTATGGATTTCGGTACCGGACTTGCGCTCGGCGTAATGCAGGCATCCAGGCCTTTTTACGAATTGCGGCGGAACCGCTCCACGGCTCCATTGTTTTCGGATCCTCAAACACATATTCACTTCGCATAAAGGTGTAAGGCCGCATCCCGGTCAGCGCCGCCAGCGCCATTTCATCCAATTCAACTTTACGGGTACCGGCTGCGGTTTTCGTGCCTTTGATGACACCCACTACACTCGCCTTCTGAACGTGTACCGTGTTATGCACCAGGTCTATATCCTGCCAGCGGAGTGCGCAAAGTTCAGAACTGCGGAGGCCGGTATGCATGGCGAACTGGAAGAGGTAACGCCATTGATCATGGGTACAGGCTGCAAATATGGCTTTGGCCTCCTGTGGTGTGAACGGGTCAACGATATAATCGTCTTTGTCGTCGGACGTCTGTTTGGGCCGGTAGCGTGATGCAGTAACGAGCGACACCGGATTCAGTTCGATAAGCCCATCAGTAACGGCCTCGTCCAGCGCACTGCGCAGAAATGACAGCAGATTCCTGATGGTTTTTAATTTGGCATTTTTATTGCTGATCCACGTCTTCATAGCTCCGGCTGTCAGTTCGGTGACAGGCAGAGCATGAAGCGCGGACAATGACGTGATGCACTTCTGATAGCCATCAATGGTGGAGGGGGATAATTTGCGGTTTGTGCAGATCGTAATGTACTCGTCCAGGTATTCCCTGACCGTTTTCGTTTTCTTCACTTCACCGAACGTGGCCAGCTTCCTTGATTTTGGGAAGTAATCGCCATACAGAAAAGTGCCCAGAGATATTTTGTTTTGTATTTCGCCCAGAAGGCGATCGGCATATTTAATATTGCGTGGGTTTACCTCTAAACCGGAAAGGGGTTCCCGACAGAGAACCCCTTTAAAGGTGAAGGTAAGCTGAAGAGTGTCGCCGGTTTGGTGGCGGCGAACTGTCACGCCCCGCGGTAAAGCGGATCCCTGCTCTTTCTTGCCCATCTGTTTACCTCATCAAGATCAATCCAGCGCTCTTTAACGCCGTCCACTTTTAATACGTGAACACCCTCCTGCCAGATCTTCCTTTGTATCCGTTTGTTAATGGCTTCGACCGATTCGCCAGTGTTTTTGCAGTAGGTGGAAAGGGGTACACAATCAAGACTCATGCGATTTTCTCCTGTGAAAGAGGCGAACACATTTCTGGCAAATTGGCCCTCACAAGAGCCTCGGCAAACGGTGGCGGGACGGCATTGCCGCAGCGGGCAACCTGTTTATCTTTGGCATATTTGTTGCCGCGATAATCCCGATCAATAACGTACCAGGACGGGAAACCCTGCGCAGCATAGAGTTCATGGGGCTGTAGCATGCGCATGCCGATATCGACAATCTGGTAATCGGTGCCATCAACCGTGACCAGGCCAAAGCGGTCATTTGTGGTCACAGTTCCCAGCGGTTCGTCCAGACCTACGCCGCCTTTTTCATTCCCGTAATACTTCATCAGGAACGCCCGGACCTCGCCCAGGTGGTTACCGTTTGCCGTGATGGTGTGTGCCGGGCTGTCAGTTGTCTGGCCCGTATTGGTGCCGCGAAATTTAATCAGGTTGGACGTGACGACAGCATGGTGATTTCCCGTCGTCACTGTGTGAGCGGGTTCCTCAACGGAGCCGCCCGGGTGGCTCGTGTTGTTAACCATGATGTTAGCGGTAACCAGAGCATGATGATCCGTGGTGGTGACTGTATGCGCTGGCCCATCAAGCGCGGCACCGGGGCCAGTGTAATTACCGCCGAAGTGCTTCGCCATGAACGCGGTAACCAGCGCACTGTGCCCGCCACCGCCAGCGGTGACCGTTGCTGCAGGTTCATTTACAGGGTGACCAACGCTATTGCCGAACTGACGTGAAACCAGCGGGGCTAGTTGAGCCTCAACCATTCCCAGCGCATGACCGTTGCCGCCCGGACGTTTAGAGGTACCCGCCGTAATGGTAGGGACCGGATCGGTAATATCCTGCCCGGTTGCCCCGGTACGGAATTTTGTCAGATGTGGCGTGACTACTGCATAGCCCTGTTTGCGCGTGATTGTCTGTAGCGGGTCGTGCAGCGACTGTCCGCGAAAGCAGTCATAACCACCTTTGCTGGTGGTATGATTGCACTTCACGATAAATGGCGTTGGATTGTCGAGCACGAATCGCTGGATGCCGCGCGCAATCCGTTTCATCGTGTTTTCTGCCAGCGGCTTACTGCGTCCAAATATGCTCGGGCAGGGGATGGACCAGTCGATGCATTCTGCAGCTGTGCGCCATGGTTTGAGGTGTCCGGACTGGACGGCCAGGCTTTTCGGATCGCCGTGTGACGGCTCCGGCCAAATAACTGGCTCACCGTCACAGCGCATGACCATAAAGAAGCGTTTGCGGATGGTTGGCGCACCAAAATCACAGGCGCGTAACTCGCGATATTCAACCGCATAGCCCAGGCCTTTAACCAGTTTTTTCGCATCAGCACTGTGCCGGCCGATTTGCAGGAAGTCGCACACCTCATCCAGCGCAGGGTGATCAACAGGAACGCCGTTACTCAGCATGCCAACGAAGGCGGCAAAGGTTTCACCCGCGCGGGCCGGATCTGGTCGTTCCTCCGTGGGTAACAGTGGCCCCCAGGTTTTAAACTCTTCAACGTTCTCAAGCATGATGACGCGAGGACGCTTTGCCAGCGCCCATCGAACAACAATCCATGCCAGACCGCGTATTTCTTTTTTAACCGGCTTACTGCCTTTGGCTTTGCTGAAATGGCGGCAATCAGGTGAGAACCACGCCAGGCCGACTGGTGCGCCTCCGGTAGCTGCCACCGGGTCAATGTCGAACACAGACTCACAGTAATGTAGCGTGTCAGGGTGGTTGGTTGTGTGCATGGCGATCGCGTTGGGATCATGGTTAATAGCGATATCGACACTGCGGCCGGTTGCCATTTCGATGCCGGTGCTGGCTCCGCCGCCCCCGGCAAAATTATCGACAATGATTTCTCTCACAGGGTTTGTTCTCCGAAAGTGGCCGTCAGCGACTGCGCTGAAGCAATGATTTCTGTTGAGGGCTGGCGCTCCAGCAGCATGCGGTTCATGTGATGCATGACCTTGCGCTGGTGCTCGGTAGCGAGTGATTTAAGGTCTGGCAACTGATCGGCTAACAGCTGTACTTCTGCTGGCCAGACATCATTCGCTGACTCTGGGATGGTGACCGGAATATTTCGAGGCGTCAGACGTTGCGCGGCTCGCTCAATTTGAGCCATAAACGTGGCGCCACGGGATTCAAGTTGATCACGACTGATGTAATCGAACTTTGGACCACGCCAGGACTTATCAAAAACAGCGACAGCAGCGCCAAACCCGGCAGACGATTCACTCGGCTGGCCTTCCTCTGGCCGATACCATGCTGGCAGGTCAAAACTGATTCGGCCCCGAATGAATGCGATGTGGTCGGCATCCTCTGGCCACCAGACTTCGCCAGTTGCCGCTTTAATCAGAAAGACGTAGCGACCGCCAGCCTCACGCATTGCAAGCGTATGGGCTATTATCTGGCGCATGCCGGTAATGTACTGCCCGTCGTACTGCGAGGCGCGGGAATAGGGTGGGTTAGCGTATGCTGCGCCGTTTAGCTCCGCCAGGCGTTCCGACCAGTTCTGCGAAAGTGCGTTATCTTCGGCGCTGTAATACGCCTCGCATTTGGCATTACTTTCATCTGCAAAAAGGTCCAGCACGAACGGACCGAACATCGAATTTATTCCCCACCAGAGACTATCGGGCGTACGCCACTGATCGCCAATCTGTTTTAACTGGTGGGTAGGCTGGGCGCGCAATGATTCAAGCGCCAGGCAATAGGGGTTCATGACATGCTCAGTCATTTGAGGTATATCTCCACAGGGTTGATGCACTTGATTTGACTGAATCGAAGGTATGATTAAATTTTGTTTGGGTTTATTCTCTGATTGAATGTTTATCCACGCGCTAATAGACGGTGGAAAAACCTGTTCAATAGCCGCACGCATGACAGCTGTTCGGGTTAGCTTGTCTTTAATCGCTGGGAATCTTTTCTCTGTGAGAGGGACATTTATCGCAACGTTTGTAGAATCAGCGCTGGCAAATGGATATTTGCTTAGGACTCTAACATCCAGCATGCGCAGACCATGTATTTTTACCTTGGATTTTCTATTTATATAAAGCTCCGTAAAAACCTCATCCATTCGGTTTTCCCACGCTTTAGTGCGGATAACTCTGTGTGGACCACAACAGCCAACAGCAACTGTTTTAAATTTGTCAGCCAGCCGTATTAGACGCTCCATGCTTTCATCTGTATGCCAGACTGGTACAGATTTTTCACGTAGCCAGGCTGGCACACGTTTAATAAGTTCATCATTTTCCGATTCGCTACCCTCAATAACATCGGGTATTAGAAAATGATTTATTCTGCTATACCAGCTGGCTACAAAGTCGTAATACTGATTCCACACATCATTCCAATCTACTATTTGTTGTGCCTTTTTCGCTTTGTTCCAGCGCGAAAACGCTCCGTTGTCTAACCATATTTGGCACGGTATGTTTGCTATTTTTTTAATTTGTTCTGGCCGTGCGAACGAAACCAGAGAACATCCATCGCGATATAAAGCTTTAATTAACCAGTCAGTGGGTGTTTCCCTATCCCCCCAGATTGGGCCGCCGTGCCAGTGCACTGACATTCTGACCTCGCTCATAAATTAAATTTGAATGTTTTTGGACCGAATAAATTTTTTTGCCAAATCGACTTGATAGTAATTACAAAAGTCCTGGACATAGGGGCATTCGGCTGGAGTCTCAGTTTCGTTCACTACGTCGCAGCCACCTTCATGAAGGCAAATGCAGTTCATGCAACTGAGACGATTTTCAAAGCAGTTTTTTGCCATCTGGTAGCCATTGCACCGACCACCGCTAAAGCGATGCGGGAAATCATAGGCGGAACAGCAGCAGGTAACCTGACGGCCGTTCCAGTAGGCTTTCCCTGGGATAACTGAGTATCCATGAACTCACCTCACTGGAGATAAAGCTCAAGACAAAGCATTGCCATGAGCAGCAGGATCCAGACGCACCCAGAAACGGACACGTCATACAGGGGTTTGTGCCGCGCGTAGTGCGCGAGGAATTTTGTTTTCATTGGGATAGGGACGTAAAAAAACCGCTTTCGCGGTTTAGGGTTAATCACACACTTTTCCATCCAGGGAGAAGCCGCTCTGTTTTACTCTGCTCAACAGAAAAATGCTCATACGCGAAGTTAAACGCTTCGTTCTCTGAAACAAACAAGCGGTCGCTGATTTGTTGCCAGTCTCGTTCGTTAGTGTGCAGGATTAAAGCACGCCATCCATTATCGACAGGCTTGATAAGGTATCGTGGGATATAGAGATATTCCTTTGCTAAATTTGGCTCAGCGTCACCCGGATCCAGAAGATAGAAAGTTAAACCTCCGCTGACAAACCTGCGCATACATACCACCAAATAACTGTTTATTTATACAGTAATTTAGCGCCTGACTTCCGCACATTCAAGCTGAGAAATTGGCTCTCGCTTAAGCAGCTGTTCTTTAACGTGTTCGCATGCGTTCAGGGTTGGATAGATGTCTTCGCTTACAGGCACTGGCAGTATAGAGGAAATGATAAGGACGAAGCCGATCAGCATGGCGCCACCTCGTTTAGACAGGGCTTAATCATGATTTCACCTCGCTAGCCTGTTGGAATAATTCATCCAAACAATCCTGCCAAACATCGTGTGCAACTGATGTGCCAGTGCTTTTTTGGTCGTACATCTGCTGGCAAAGCGCGACCAAAGCGTTGGGTGCCTCGTCTGGCAACTCCACTGGACGCAAAAGCTGGGCTGGTGGGGTGGTGTAAAAGTCAGTTCCGCGATGATAGTCGCTACCACACTCTACCCATGTTCTACTGCTTTCGCCGTTAGCCTGGCGCATTCTTTTTGGCACAGCCGTCAGCGATGCGTGAGCAATTTTCGCCAGCTTATAAGCGATTTGATTAATGGCACCCGCAGACTCGAATAACTCAATGATTGCTTCTGCATCAGAAATTAATTCCTGCACATCACCATCAACTGGATTTGGGGAATTAGTTGTCATGGTGTCCACTCCGTTAATTCTTCATATACGGCTTCGTTGGCTTCTTCCTGGTTTCTGAATGGTTCGCACTGACAATCAACAGTAACTTCGGCATTCGAACGACAGAAAGATTTCCACGCTTTGCGGCCAAACTTCCAGCCCTTATCCCATCCGAGCGCCTTTGTTTCAGTGCGCCACGCACGATTAGCGAGGCGCATTTGAGATTTAGCCATATCAGTCCGCCTTATCCGCAGTGTCATGGGTGCCGGAGCGAAGGTTTGCAGCTATTTGAGCGCCTTCATAAACCGCACCAGCCGCTACGCCGATTTCTTTCGCGTCAAATACGCCTTCATCAATCAACTGCTGCAGCCTTGTTGTCAGAATTTCCACGCCTTCCGCCCGCACCGAGTTCAGGTAAGCGTCGGTGGCTGGGGTTTCTGGCAAGCTCATCGCTGCTAACACTGCCCTGATAACTTCGGTTTCATTATCAACCCACGTCCAGCTATTGCCTTCTTTAAAGTCGTGGTCAAATTCAACTGTATTCTCAAAAGCTGTGATTGCTTCTTCAGGGATTTCTGAGGGAGTTAATATCTTTTTCAGCGCCGCATTCTCCGCCGCCATCGCATCCAGCTTCTGCTGCAATTCATCGAATTTGCGCACCAGATATTCAGGAAGGTACTCGCCGGTTCGGATATCTGCAGGAAGGCAAAGGCCTTTCAGCAAACCGCGCATTTCGGGAACGGTAATTTTCATTATTCACTGTCCTCCATCTTTATCCCGCACAGAGGGCAATGGCTCATTTTTAAGGAGCATTCTCTGCGGGTGAAATTTTTTGATAGCTCTCCATTTTTCTTCGGGACACGATACGCCACCTTGTACTTGAGCATGACGTGAATGCCCCCCTTTTCACCCAGAGACAGGATTTGATTGTCCCATCCGCAACCGTCCCAGATATCGCCTAACTCGCTGCCTTCAGGCATGTCTTTAACTAAGTGGGCGTGAAGCATGTCTTTGGCTTGATCGAGACAATTACATTTAGCCATGATGATCACCTTTCAAATTGTTGTAACGTTGAAGGAAAAGCACACGTGCCTGGCGTGGGTTTAGCGGGGCGATCATGAATGTGGTGTCTGCCTCAATACCATCCAGCATGGGCCAACGCTTACCATCGTCTAAATCAAGGTCGCGGCGTTCGGTCGCGAGCAAGACCAGATCCGCATTCTTAACCGGGGCGCTCATTGCGTGGGGTAAGCCGAATTTATCCGCTATGGCTTCCTCAACCGACTTGATCATGAGGCGGTAATCAGGCAGCAATTGCTTAAGCTGCGAATTAATGTCGCTGCAGTAAGCATCGGCGGCATCGTGCAACAGGGCTTCGAGCGCGAACTCTGGTTCTACCAGGTAGCTGACGTGAACGGAGTGCTGCGCCACGCTGTAAAAGTCCTGCACATGGCAGGTGAAGCGGCAGATGTTGGAAAGGGCGCAGGCGATGTCTTCAATGCAGATAGCATCCGCTGTCACATTGGTGTAATCGAAGTGTTTGCCCGACTGAGTGGTTATCCATGACATAGTAAAATCTCATAAAAAAACCGCCTCAGATGCAGGCGGTTATGGTGAACAGTAATCAAAATTACGAGTGTTTTTTGTACTTCGTCAGAATGGAATATCGTCGTCGAAGTCAGGCGGCGGATTATTGTTTCGTCCACCTCCAGTGGCCTGGGCAAGACGTGAATTGTTGTTTCCTGTTGCAGATTGCTGATGTCCACCTAACATTGAGCGCTGATTATTAGCAGGCAAACCACTCATCGTGGGCTGAGCCATCCGTTCGTCGCGATCAGTAAGAACTGACAGCAATTTCTCTATGGCTTCGGCTGGAAGATTCTCCATTGCTTCTTTGTACGTCTTACGTGTCTTGGTGCCAAACGCCTGGCGGATTTCGAACTTATACCCGTCACCACCATCGGTTTTGGTGTACAGGACTTTCTGTAGAACAAAGCCGATAGGCTTTCCCTCCAGATCCTTACAGTGATACTCCGGTCCGTTTTCGCCCTGAACCTCTGTTGAAAAAAGCTGCTTGGTCTGGGTCAGGCCCATAATGGCGTTAATCATCGCGGTACCGCCTTTAAGCGGATTTCCATCGCGGCCAATGTATGAAACGCGAAGGTAGTTGATCGAGCCCACATCCGAATCGAGGGAGAACTCCATGGATTGGGACTGAGAATCACGCCCGCTGGTAAACACAGCGCTGCGAATAGTGCCTGTATAGGCACCTGTTTCAGATGCGCCGCCCGGGCCTGATGCCTTGGCTGATTCTGGATCAAAGGTGAAAATTGGCTGCTGCATTATGCGGTTACTCCGTCATTAAGTTCGTAATAGCCCCGTATAGCCGTATCAACGGCGTTCAGGTCGTTATCAATCTGGAATTGGTCGAACAGGCCGATCGGGGATTTAACCGGGTCCGTTCCGTCCGACTGGGTGGTGAAGTAATAGCGCCCGTCAGTCACGCCGGTACGCAGGGCAATACTGAACATCCCCTCAACCGTGATTTTTTCGTCCAGCATTTTGCCAATCGTCTTCATCTTGATTCGGCCGGCTGGTGTCTCTTCCGTGTGAGCAAGGAAATACACAATCAAATCGTCTTCCGCTGCCTGCGCTGCCCGGATCACGTCCCATGCGCCGCCCCCGATCTCGGTGAACTTCTCGAATGACTTTTCACTGCGGCGCCGCATGAACTGGTTACCCATCACATACTGAAAATCGTCAACCACAACGAATTTCTTACCGGCGCGGCGGGCGTGGGTGATGATCAACACAATGTCGCCTGGCACATCAGTAAAAAACACGTTGCCGGTTTTAGCTGTGAAGTCGCGAGGCTTCCAGCCACTGGATTTAAATGGGAGACGTTTGTTTTCCGGGTTAACCAGAAAACCATCGTCGGGGTTCAGGTGCATCAGGCTGGCTGATTTGCCAGAACCTGAATCACCCAGAATAAGAACCGGAATGCCCATATCAGCCCTCCAGATAATGTTGCATGGTAAATTTCTGGTCTTCATCCAGATCCATATTTGCCAGCGCCCAGCGGAGATAACCCTGGTCCTGTCCGGCAATCTCTTCGAAGGTTTTGCCCTTATGCTTGCCAAAGCGCATCGTGTGAAGCAGGGAAGGCCGCGCGGAAATGTCACGCATCTGCGCTATCGTCAGGCGCGCGTCGCGGTTCAGGCGTAGCAGAAGCGCCGCTGTAACGTAACAGTCATACAGCGCCCGGTGCGCGTGCAGGTTTTCAGGCACATCGACATCAAGCATGAAGTGATAACGCAAATACTGGTTGGAGTGGCTTTCCAGTTCCGGATAAAGCTTTCGGGCCAGCTTGAGTGTGCAGATCCACGGCGCGGTTATCTGGGGTAGCTTTGGCCGGTCAAACGCAGCGTTGTGCGCCACGTAAACGTCGGCACCCAGATAACGGTCAATTACATCGCTGAGCGGCGGGGCATCGGCAACCATCTCATCAGTGATGTGATGCACTGCCATGGCGCCAACGGTAATCGGCTCTGGCGGCTTAACAAAATCGCTCATCGGGTTACGCAGTTTGCCGCCAACGATGTCGATGCTGGCCAGCTCACACACGCCACCTTCAAAGCTGGTGGTTTCAGTGTCGATCACGCGAATGATGGTGGACATTCACAGCTCCTGATTTAGCGTCCGCGTTTGCTTCACGCTGGGCCAGCTGGTGGGCCAGCATTTCCAGATCTGCCGGACTGATTTGATTTTGCTCGCACAGCGCCAGGATGGTACTCAGCGCAAGCGAACGCACTGCCTCATTAAGGGCAAATTCAGTGGGGATGGTTGTCACTGTCATAACAGGTACATTCCCGCCACCACACACAGTGCGATAAGCAGCGGCGTCAGCCAGTGGCGTGGCTTCGGGTGGAAATCAGCGCCCGTCAGGCGATGTTTGAACTGCAGGCGATCTACAGGGCTCATGAGATACGTCTCCTTGTTTTGCCCTGGCGCGCAGCCGGGACGCGGATTGTTTGCTGGTAAAGGTTTGCGCAGCCTTTGTCGCTGCAAAAGGACCGGACCTCGCTGCGGTTCCAGAACCGGATTACCGCCTGCTTTATGTCCGTGGGATGCCGGAACCGGGCGCAGTATTCGCACAGTTCTGAATCAATGAATTCGGTGCCTGAATCGAGTAACAGCCATTCGAAATGTCGATGCCGCTTGCCGTCCGCATCGATGTAATAAACAAAGGTTTCATCCTCGCCCTTGTAATTGGGCTCAATGCTGCAGCCATCGAAAACGACGACGCTGTTACCGATGCGGATCGGCGTGCCCTCGGGCAGTTTGCTAATGCGCTGCCGGGTCAGTTTTGGTATGAAATTCATGGATACCTCGGAGCGCTGATAAGCAGTCAAAAAATGCCCCCGAGGCGGGGGCCAAAGACTACACAGCAATTTGGGGTTGTGGCGCCAGGTGCTGATCTTCTGGTTGTCTCGATGGACTGCAATTCACCACAACGGATAGAGCACTCTTCGCCGGCTTAATGATGCGCCTCCAAATGCTCTACCCTGTTGCGTGCCGTCTCTTCCGGCTGTCATCTGGATTGAACTCGCCCAGAACGAGATTGAAGGATTGACCGCTCCATACAGCGTTCCGGACTTCCACCGGCACCCCGCCTTTACTTTTAAGTCCAACTAAACTGCTGCGGTATTCCGGACTTTGCCCTGGTGAGGCGAAAAACATACTGATCAGCTCGCTTTGATGCTGCGCCTGCTATCTCACGCAGCTCAAAAAATACTGAATCACCACACTGTCCGCCGCATGCCTGGGATGCCTTTACCCCGTGAGGTTAGGGGATGCCAGGGTGCTGAGTTCGGGCCTCTCAGCCACCAGCGCGGTGATTACATGTTCACTTGTTAAAGAGCAGAACAGCTGTCTGCGGTAGGCTGCGTCTTGCTGTGTAACAAACGTTACCCCAAGGTAATTCATCTGTCTATACCCAAAGGTAAACAATTTGGGCGTAAAAGTTTACCTGATTGAAATTTCAGGTAATTTAATTTTTTGACTTGAGAAAATTCAGATATAAAAAAACCCGCTTGAAGCGGGTTAGATTTGATGGCTTACGGTATTTTTTGCCACTTCACATCGATCACAGTGCCGATAATGGTGCAATTTCCGTCAATTTCAGTGATGGGGTATTGGGGATTAAGGGGCTTAAGGAACTTACGACCGGCATCCTCGATGTACATTTTGAAGGTTGCCTCATTGTCATTCGTTAGCTTGGCGACGACCAGTTTACCGCTTTTGGCTTCTTTGCTGGGATCCACCAAAATAATCATGCCTTCTGGCACGGTGAATCCAACGGGGGAAGTCATTGAATCACCTCGAACCGTGAGCCAGAAAGATTGAGGACCAGCATTGATAGTTGTTTCTGGCCACTCGTCAATTTCATGTAATTTGTAGGGCTCTATAGCTTCTAGCCATTGCCCTGCGCTTACCCAGCTGATCAACGGGAATCCTTTCGTTTCTTTGTGTTTCTGTGCGAACTGGACATTTCCATGGCCATCATCAGAAATGCCATCCATCCAGCCACGCGGTAAAGAAAAAGCTTTTTCGATGACTTCAACCATATCATCCGCGATCCGCTTTTTACCTTTTTTACCATCTTCATAAAGCATGCGCGAGACGTAAGAAGGTTCTCTTTCGATTTTGCGAGCAACTTCCACAGCTTTTCCGCCGCAGAACTCATCTCGAATCTGTATTAGGCGCTGACGCCTTTTCTCGTATTTGTCCATGTCCGACATCATAAATTTATTTACCCTGTGGTAAATGGCCTGCGGGTATTGCTTAAAGCGTTACCTGTGGGTAAACTCCATCAAATTAAAGGTAAACAGGAACCATGAGATGGAAGAGTTACGGATCTACCTAAACGCCCTATCTCTCAGTGAGCAACGCACTTTTGCGGATACGTGCGGAACAACCATTGGTTATTTGCGTAAAGCGTTGAGCAAAAACCATGAGCTTGGACCGGCGCTGTGCGTGCTCATTGAAAAAGCCAGTGATGGAAAAGTTACACGTAAAAACCTCCATCCTACTGACTGGGAAAGCATCTGGCCTGAATTAAAAGCGGCTTAATTTCAACAATTACGAGGGAAGAAAGTAAATGGAATCAACTGCAATTTCGAGCAATTCGGTACGTGTTAACTGTAAGCCGGAAACGCTGGAGAGCTTTTTTCACCGTGAGGCAATCACTCAAGGTAATAAGGCCCTGGCGCTCGATATGGGGATTCATCCTTCTGGTCTCAGTCGTCAGAAGATCCGCATCTGCCAACTGGCATGCCGAATGATTCACCAGCTGGGTTTGCCAGAGGGATGCATCGCGGCGCCGGGGTGTGAGCAAAACGTGATTTTGACAGGTGAAGAGGCCCGAACGCTCTTATCAATGCTTGAGCACATTCGTGTGAAAGAGGGGGGCGCTGGTGGATGAAAGGTTTGTTGAAACCGACAAGCGCTTTCGGGACAAGCGCGGCATTGTCGTGCGCATCATCAGTTACGACAGGCAGGAACGTAGGATCATCTTCATGCGTCCTGATTACGAACATCTGTGCTGTGTACCGAAATGGTACTTCGAGAAGTATTTCATTGAGGTGGGAAAGAGCGACTGAACAGCGCCAACTGTCCAGTCGTGTACAGCGTTGCTTTTGGGAAGCGAGGTTAATTATGCGACAAAAACGCCGTAAGCCGCAACAGGAAACTACTGTACATAAAGACATGGCGCGGGATGAACTCGCACGCCAGTATTCACCTGATGCCTGTCGGCTGCTACGTCAGGCACTGGAGCAGGCGAAGCGGGAGAAGTCCGGCCATGAGTAATACCGCAGAAATAATCCAATTTAGCGCCCGTCCGGGGCGTGAGGAGCAGCGCGTGGCCGATACCGATGATGGCTTCATGCGTGTCGCTAATGAGCTTACCGATCAGCTACTACAGGCTGATCTTACTGCTCGTCAGTTAAAAATCATGCTGGCCGTGATGCGTAAAACCTATGGTTTCAACAAGTCCATGGACCGGATTACCAATACCCAGATTGCCGCAATGACGGGCATTCACCATACACACGTTTGCTCTTCTAAGCGTCAGCTTATCGAGCGAGGTTTTTTAGTTCAGGGTGGCTCGAAGGTGGGTATTAACAAGTATGTATCAATGTGGGATATGAAGAAAATTAGCCAGATCAGCGAATGTTTAGCTGAGTCAGCTAATAAAAGTTTAGCCGAAACAGCTAATACCCATTCGCCAAAACAGCTAAACACAAAAGACAATATTCAAAAGACAATAAATACAGATCCCCCTAAAGCCCCCAAGGGGGAATTTTCGGAGGAAGTTTTTTCACAGGCAAAACAGGTCCTGGAGTATTACAACGAGGTCACAGGCACCACCTGCCGCTCTGCAGAAGCTTTTGCCGTTTTACTTACTGAACGTCCATCCCGCGAAGCCTACACCGTTAATGACCTCAAGCTGGTGGTGCGCTGGGTCGCGGAGACGTGGAAACGCCGTAACGGTACGGTAGCCAAGCCCGCTAACATCTGCCGTGTGAACCGGTTCGACGGCTATCTGGCTGACGCCACCCAGTGGGATGAAAATCAGGTTGAAGTTGACTGCGATGCTGTGATTGATGCTTACAACGATTTAGCGGCCGGCCGTCTGATGTATGCCGAAATTGACGAAGACAGAGTGAAGGCTATCCGCCGTCTGGCGACACATTTCCCCCGTGAAAAATCGGCAAACGAGTGTTTCCGCAATTACTTCAGAGCTTTTTTCAATGAGGCCCGCGCATCCTATTTCGGCCAAAGCAACAGCGGCTGGCATGCGAACTTCGACTGGCTGATGAAGCCTGACACGCTGCTGTTGGTACGGAGGGGCAACCATGTCTGATCTGTATCTCGAAGCCAGCGTGCTGGGTTGCCTGCTTCATTCCGGTTTGACGCCTGATGCCTACGACGTCCTGGCTACCGTCGAGCCAGCAGCATTCACGAACCCGTTTTACTCAAAGCTGTATACCGAGATTAAGCGCCAGGCGACGCAGAAGAAAATGATTGATGCGCTGCTGGTGGCAGAGGCCATGGGCAATGAAAACGGTATTTTTGCTGACGTCATGGAAACCATGAAGATGGTGCCGAGCGCGGCGAACATGAAAGGCTATGCAAAAAGCCTCAATGAAAAATACATGGTTCGTGGCTTTGTCAGCCTTATGGAGAGCCATTACGAGAAGATCACCAGCGCCTACAACCATGACACCGCGATGGAAGGTATTCAGGACTTCACGCGCCAGCTGATGAACATCAGTCGGCCAGATGAAGAAGTGCTGCCGATACGCGCGAGTGAACTGCTTAACGGGTATATGGACACGCTGGAAAAACGTGTGGCCGGTGATGAAGAGTCGAACACCATCAAAACGGGCATTGATGATCTGGATGAAATCACAGGTGGATTAAACGACACCGACCTGATCGTTATCGCTGCCCGCCCGGGAATGGGTAAGACCGAGCTGGCACTGAAAATCGCCGAGGGCATAGCCCAGCGCACTGTTTCGCTCGGTACTGAGCGGGTGCAGCGCGGTGTTCTGATTTTCAGCATGGAAATGCAGGCAGGCCAGATCATCGAGCGCCAGCTGGCGAATGCATCCAACGTATCCGTTTCCAAACTGCGCAAAGCCAGCCACCTCGATGACGAGGACTGGGGCCGGATCTCCATGGGGCTGGCTGAGCTTGCAAATCTCGATGTCTGGGTTGTCGATGCAACAAACCTCAGCATTGAACAAATCCGGGCGGTGGCCACACGTCATAAAAACCGTTATCCGGGCCTGTCGCTTATCCTGGCTGACTATCTGGGGCTCATCAAAAAGCCATCGGCAGAACGTAATGACCTGGCAATCGGCGAGATTACACGCGGCCTTAAAACCATGGCGATGGAGCTTAATACTCCCGTCATCTGCCTTAGTCAGCTGTCGCGCGAAGTGGAAAAACGCCCGAACAAGCGCCCGTTAAATGCCGATCTGCGTGACAGTGGCAGCATTGAGCAGGACGCGGACGGCATCTGGTTCATTTATCGCGATGGTGCCTATAACCCGGACAGTCCGGCCGCGCACCTGGCTGAAATCATTATCGGTAAAAACCGTCATGGCCCACAGGGCGGCGTGGTTTATCAGGAATTCCGCAACGGGCATTTCCGTGGAACAGATCAGGCAATAGCGGCGCAGCTTGCCCGCGAAAGACCGGCGCAGGCTGGCCGGGACAAATCATCACGCAACGGTAGTGAAAAAACGGGGAGACTATTTTGATCAAAATCTATGACATCACGCCGCTGGGCAAGCCCCGCCAGACTCAACGTGACCGCTGGGCAAAACGGCCGGCTGTTCTCCGGTACCGGGCATTTTGCGATGAGGTGCGCTTAAACCAAATAAAGTTGCCTGACAGCGGTTGTCACATCACGTTTGTATTGCCCATGCCCGACAGCTGGAGCAAAAAGAAGCGTGCGCAGTTCAGCGGCCAGCCCCACCAGCAAAGGCCCGATGTCGATAATCTGCACAAAGCGTTGATGGATGCCGTGTTTGAAGACGACTGCGCCGTATGGGATGCACGTATTACAAAAATCTGGGGAGAAAAAGGGCAGATAAGGATCGAGAGCATTGCCTGAGACTATAAACGCAGCAAAATTCAGTAAGGAGAATCACCTTGAACCTTGAAAGCACGATAAAGTTTTTCGCACCTAAATCACCTATGTTCAGCGATTCTCCACGGGCAACGGCCAGTGACAGCCTGGATATTTCGGATGTGATGGCATCCTTCGGGCTGACTGGCGCGCAGGCTCGTTTCGGCTTTGAATTATTCCTGTCCAAGCATGGCATTACGTCCAGTGATCGCGCTGTAGAAATGTTAACTGAATTCGGTATGAGTAAGGCGGGGCTTTTCCGGGCAGTCGCCGAACTCGATGAGAATATTAAACGCGAATTTGTGCAATTGCTCGCAACGTTTGCCTACATGGACTATTCGCGCAGCGCCGCAAGCCAGCGCCCCTGTACCTGCTGTGGTGGTACCGGGTTTATCGACGCGGAGGTATTCACCACTAAATCACACATGCCTTTTCCGGCGCGGGAGTTGGTGAAAGCCTCTGTCCGTATGGGGGTCGAAGGCTTCGTACCGTCCAGTTATGAGAAAGTCAGAGAGGTAAGAGAGATTCAGCGTGTCCGTTGCGGCACCTGTGAAGGGAAGGGCGTGATCAGCAATGCGTGTCGCTGTCATGGTAAAGGCAAAGTTCTGGACCTTGAGCAGAGTGAGATTCAGGGAGTCCCCGTGATGAAAACCTGCACCAAATGCACCGGCCGCGGTTATGCGCGTCTGCCTGCTGAAACTGTGCGGCGTGCTGTTGGTTATGCCGCTATGGCAGTAAGCCAGCCAACCTGGTCACGCAATTTTAAACCGTTCTATGAAGCGCTGATAACCCAGTGCCACAAGGAAGAGTCCATAGCGGGCGATATGCTACAGCGTGTGACCGGAAACAGCGAAATCAGGAATATGAAGCAATAAGATTTATCTCATGTATTGACGGCGTGAATAAAATGGACCATTATCACGCCAATGATGGGATTTCTCCGCGCTGTTCATCAGCGGGAAAAACCGAACAGTTGCAAGTTGTGGATTAACTGAAAGCGCCCGCGGCCTTACCAGCCAGCGGGCGTTTTTGCTTTAAAGGCTTGTGAGGTGGCATGAAACAGATTGCTGTTTGTGCCTCCGGGCCATCGCTCACCAAAGAAGACTGCGCACTAATCAGTGACGCAGGAATTCCCCTGATTACAGTGAACTCCAGCTGGAGTGCCGCGCCTCAGTGCCGGTACATCTACGCCGGGGATCTGGACTGGTGGGATAAATATCACGCACAGATTTCATCTGCCGCAGAGCGCTGGACCTGTAACGAGAGGGCTGCTTCGCGTTATGGTTTGCGGCTTTTCGATACAGACACGTCCGGTACATTCAATTCCGGCCAGCGCGCCATTTTGTTCGCCATGCACCTCGGCGCTGAAAAAATCATTTTGCTCGGCTATGACTGCTCGGTGACAAACGGGCTGCACTGGCACGGGGCGCACGACGGTATAAGCAATCCGACACCAGATAATGTCCGGCGCTGGCATGGCGAGTTTGCGCGCATTGCTGATTCACAGCCCGGCGCGCGGATAGTGAACTGCAGCAGACAAACCAGCCTCACCTGTTTCACCAGGGCGTCGCTTGAGGACGTAATCAGGGAAATTCATGAAACCGATATTCATTGATGGCATGCAGGGGCTGGGAGATTCGATTTATCAGCGTGCTTTTGTGAAGCAGTTGCCGCCCGGATCGTTCATCAAAACCGCGTGGCCGGAAATTTATCAGGATTTATCAGTATTCACTGTGCGCAGTGAGACAACACTTCGCACACAGCGTAAGAACGAAGACAGTTCACGGGCTGACTGGCAGACGTTGCCCGACAGATACGACACGCACCGCATATTCTACGGGCCCGCTGAGCTTGAGCGCGGTTCTATCATCGATGCCATGCGCGAGCGTTTTCATACTGAGCCAGGTCACTTCGATTTGCCATCGTTCCACGCTGGTCAGCATTACAGCGATAAGCCGGTTGCAGTCATCCGGCCCGCTACAGTGCGCAGTGAATGGCGTAGCGATTCCCGTAATCCGGATCCTGATTACCTTGTCCAGGCTTCTCGCATCCTGCGTCGTCACTTTTTCGTTATCAGTGTTGCGGATCTGGAAGAGGGAAAAGAGTGGCTGGTGGGTGAGAAACCCGAAGCAGATTTGTATCTGCACAGCGGCGAACTGAATCTGTGCAGCCTGCTTTCACTGGTGGAAAGCGCCGCGGTCGTCGTCACGCCAGTTGGCTGGGCGCTGCCCGCTGCTATCTGTTATCAGACGCCTGTTTTTGTTGTGGCCGGTGGGCGGGGAGCGCATAACGCGCCTGACGTCGTGACCGACCACACAATGAATCTTCAAAACGTTGGCTGGGCGATCCCTGACAATTACTGCCGCTGCCATCAGTGGGACCATCAATGCGATAAGCGCATTACCGGATTCAGCAACAAATTTGAGGCCTGGCTGAATGAGAGAGTTTTATCAGAGAGTTGATAGCGAACTGGTGTTCTTTCCCGAGCTTGGGATTGGTCGCTATCCGGTACCGCGCGAACGTCCTTATAACGTGGATTACTTCGAGCGCTATAAGAGAATGGCAGACACCGAAACCGGGCGCCTGCTCACACTGTCACGCATCGAGCTGATTGCGCGCCATTACCATGGACCTGTCCTTGATGTAGGGATTGGCGCTGGCCAGTTTGTTGCCTCGCGTGCATTGACGTTCGGCTATGACGTCAACCCCGCTGGCGTAGAGTGGCTGAAAGAGAAAGGTCTCTACCGGGATTTATATAAAACGTCCTGTGCCGCGATCAGTATGTGGGATGTGCTCGAACACATTGACGATCCGGAAGCAGCAGTAGCCAGAGCCGGTGAATTCGTATTTGTGTCTATCCCGATTTTCCGTGACAGCGCGGACATCCTCCGCTCACATCACTTCCGTAAAGATGAACATATCTGGTACTTCACTGACGAAGGTCTACGCAACTGGTTCAGTAAGCAGGGCTTTGAATGCGTGGAACACAATCAGATGGAATGTGACCTGGGCCGCAAGGGCATTGGGACTTACGCATTTAAGCGCATCAACTAAATCCGCATTGCGGATCCTCACCATTGGCTACCCAACGGCGGCAGGAAGCTTTTTCACTCGACATGTAAAAAGCTAACCGGGCTTGTCCAGTTCAGAAAGTAGACAATTCCTAATTGGATAAGTCCCCGTCTGGGGGTGGATATGAAAATTATGCCTGACAAAATAGCATCAGGGGTTACCTACTGCGCGTCGGGTGGCCTGGTCTGTAACGGCCTATTCAACTGGTATGACTGGGTTTATCACCTGGACTGGAATTTCATCGGTCTGGTCAGTGGTGTGATGCTCGGTATAGCGACCTTCGTCGTGAACGCGTATTACAAACGCAAAGAGAGCAATCGGGAAGAACTGGCCAGAAAGTTTGAGGCAGAGCAGGAGAGTTTGCGCACTGCGGCGATCCAGAGTTATTTAAACCGCTCACCCTCGCATGACGAGGACAAAGCGCCCGAAGTAGTCGATACAGTCAACAAGGCTTTGAAGCTGGCGGAGAAAGCATAATGGCTATTTCACCTGCTTTACGTAAAAGCCTCATCACAGCAGCTGGTGGCGGTGCGTTGGCCATCGCGGCTGTTCTGGTTCCAAGCCTCGAAGGCAATTCTTACACGCCATACCGTGACGTCGGCGGCGTCTGGACTGTATGCAACGGGATAACTGGCCCGGACGTTATTCAGGGTAAAACCTATACCCAAAAAGAGTGCGACGCGCTTCTGCAAAAGCACCTGCAGCCCTATGCCCGGTCTGTGGAAAGGTCCGTAAAGGTACCGTCGAATGCATATCAGAAAGCCGCTCTTATCAGTTTTAGCTATAACGTCGGCATTAATGCATTCGAGCATTCATCGGTACTGCGCAACCTTAATGCCGGCCGCTATCAGCAAGCCTGCGATGGCCTTCGCAGTTGGGTATACGTTGACCGCGTGAGGATTCAGGGGCTTGCCAATCGTCGCGACGTAGAGCGGGAGATATGCAACTGGAGCCTGAACCCATGACCTGGTTAATTATTAACTGGCGCGTTGTGCTGGCGTTTCTGCTGGTGGTGATCATAGCCGGGTTATTACTGGCGGTAGGTCACTACCGCGACAACGCCGTCTATTTCCGCGATCAGCGTGATAAACAGAAGGCGGTTACCGACAGCCTCCAGGCAACCATCAATGACATGCAGAAACGCCAGCAGTCTGTTGCGGCAATCGATGCCAGATACACGAAGGATTTAGCCGATGCGCAAAAAACCATTAGCGATCTGCGTAGGGATGTCGATTCTGGGGCTAAGCGCCTGCGCGTCTCAGCCAAATGTGATCGGCCAGTGTCCGGTAAATCCTCCGCCACCCGCGTGGATGATGATGGCAGCCCCCGACTTACAGACGCCGCTCAGCGGGATTATTTCACCCTCAGAGAGCGAATCGAAATCGTTACAAAGCAACTGACCGGCCTACAGGATTATGTGCGTCAGGTCTGCTTAACTCCCGCCCCTTCAAAAGGTAAATAAGCCCATGTACACCACTACCGCACTAATTACGTGGGCGCTGATTGCGCTCGTCACTGGTTTTGCCGCTGGCTGGCTGGTGGGCCTTTTCCGCTGGAAAAACAGCCCTGTCAAAGCTGAGGCCGAATCAACAGCCATTCGTGACGGCTGGCAGGAAGTAGAGCAACGTTTTCAGGCTCAGATTGACGAACTGAAAAACAAACTTGATGAGCAGGCTATCGCTCAGCCGCAGGAGGCGCAGAGTGAAGCGCCAAAAAAGATTTAACCGATGCCCTGTTGCAGATGAACAGGGAACCACCCATGAGAGAGGAAGTAAAGATGCCCGATGAAGAGATTGAAAATAGCACGCTGACAACTGCTGTACCGGCTCCGGCCACTGTATCGACCGATAACACCGATGCAATTCTGGCAAAGGTGAAAGAGCTGCTTAAGGTGGCTGGACATGACGTCGAAGCGCTATTCGACGATGTGGTGGCACTGGCTAAAAAGCTGGCGTAATCATCACAAGGCGCATTTACGAGTGCGCCTGATGATAATCATTACAGCGGGAATGATAAATTTTTCTTCATTAAGAATTGTCTTAGGGATAATATCTAGCTCCATTTCAAAAGGAGTTTTTTATGCAAAGTTGGTTTTTCTCTTGGAAATATCAAGATGATACAGGCAGGAATGTATCTGGTTGGGATACAGTAGACATTCCTAGTGACACCAAATCTACAGAAATACCTGCCGCATATATTCGAAATCTTTCTCGTCAGACAGGTCTTATTGAAAAAAACATAATCCTTGTAGCTTTCAATAAAATTTAATGAAACCGCCTTCGGGCGGTTTTTTTTGGATTAGTTTTATGGGGGCTAAAATGAACGGCCGACCCTTCCCACCGGGTGATTTTGTGGAAGAATTTAAGCCTTATATATCTATCGCTCCGGCAAATGAAATTGGCTATTGGGTTCAGGATCAGATAATCAGCCCGGACGGACTGCTGCACAACCCAGACCACGCGCATCTTGCAGAAGCTGACATTGGGTTTCTGTGGGCGGCATCAGCTTTCACCAAAAAAGGCCGCACGGTGCTAGGACAGGCCGAAGAAGTGATGATGCGTGCGGGCGGCTGGCAAAAAGCCCGTATGGAACAGCAGTTGTATGAATGGTTTGGCCGAAAGCCTGATTTCATTATCACACTTGCTGCTGATTTCTGCATGAACTGTAGCGATCTGGAGTTCTGCGCGCTGGTAGAGCATGAGCTTTATCACATTGCGCAAAAAACAGACGAATTTGGCGCGCCTGAGTTTACGCGCGACGGCCAGCCCAAGCTTTGCATGCGCGGCCATGACGTCGAAGAGTTCACGGGCGTTGTTCGCCGCTACGGCGCCAGCGAAGAAGTTAAGCAGCTTATCGACGCTGCCAGCCAACCAGCAGAGGTGGCAAACATAGACATAGCCAGAGCGTGCGGCACGTGCATGCTGAGGCTCGCATAAACCAGGACAGAGCAGGACGGATGGTAAACTATGGCGGCGCTTAAACCGGAAATTAAAGCCTTTATAGTTCAATCCGTTGCTTGCTTTGATACGCCATCGCAGGTGGCCGAGTCCGTCCTGAAAGAATTTGGCGTGAAGATCAACCGCCAGCAGGTTGAGCAGCACGACCCCACGAAGGCCAGCGGCAAGAAGCTGGCAAAGAAATGGGTGGACATGTTCAACGACACGCGCAACAGGTTTCAGACGCAAATAGCTGATATCCCGATCGCCAATAAGGCATACCGACTACGGACGCTTGACCGCATGGCGACGCGCACCGAAACCATGAAAAACTTTGCACTTACTGCCCAGTTGATTGAGCAGGCGGCGAAAGAGGTGGGCGACGCGTACACCAACAAGTTGAAGGTGGAAAGCACCGGGGCAAACGGTGGGCCTATCAAAACTGAGAGCGTTTCGCTGACCTCTGACGAGGCTGCGGAGCTGTATAAGAAAATGATGGGATAACTACTGGAAATAGCGGTTTCGTCACCTTTTCGGGCTATGCATTTTCGAGCCTCTTTTATGCATCGTTTATGCAGTTCGTTTTCAGCTTTTCCCTAATGAATTCATCATGAAATACGCCTTTGGCAGCTAACTTCGCCTGAGTGCTGTTTCGCCAGTGCGGGTAACATCCCTTATGTTAAATAGCGTTCAAACTGGAACAATTTAATGCCTATCCCATTCCCGTTCGATTTTAAGAACCCTGACTATACGCAGGTGTTCGAATGGCGGATGGAGCGGCTACAGCGGATCCGCGCTAATCCTGAATTGCTACCAGCGCTGAAAGCGTTCTACCGCGATAATCCTGCCCAGTTCATTATAGACTGGGGTATCACGACAGACCCGCGAAATCTTGATTACGGCCTGCCCGTGTCCATCCCGTTCCTGCTGTTCCCCAAACAGGAAGAGTGGATTCAGTGGATAATGGACCGTCGCGGCAAGCACGAAAACGGCATCACCGAGAAAAGCCGCGAAATGGGGCTGAGCTGGACCTCAATCGGCCTGGCCTGCTCAATGTGCCTCTTCAATAAAGAAATGGTGATCGGCTTCGGTTCGCGCAAAGAGGAATACGTGGACAGTACCGGCGACCCGAAGGCGCTTTTCTGGAAGGCGCGTAAGTTCGTCGAAATGCTGCCCGTTGAGTTTCGCGGCGACTGGAGCGCGAAGAAGCACGCGCCCTACATGCGTGTTGAATTCCCGACTACCGGCGCAGTGCTCAAGGGCGAAGCGGGCGACAATATCGGCCGTGGTGACCGTACCACGCTTTATTTCGTGGATGAGGCCGCGTTCCTGATGCGTCCCATGTTGATTGAAGCCTCGCTGTCACAAACCACGCGTTGCCGTATCGACCTCTCATCGGTTAACGGCATGGCTAACCCGTTCGCGCAAAAGCGTCACGGCGGGCGCATTCCGGTATTCACATTTCACTGGCGCAGCGACCCGCGCAAGGATGACGAGTGGTACCGCAAGGAGTGCGAGAAGATTGATAACCCGGTTGTCGTTGCTCAGGAACTTGACCTCAACTATGCCGCATCGGCTGAGGGCGTACTAATCCCGAGCGATTGGGTACAGGCTGCTATCGATGCGCATATCAAACTGGGTATCCAGCCCACGGGTAAACGTCTGGGCGCCATGGACGTGGCCGACGAGGGCCGGGATAAAAACGCCTTCTCTTCGCGTCATGGCTTCCTGCTTGAGAACATTCGCGAGTGGTCAGGCGTAGGCAGCGACATTTACGGATCGGTCGAGAAAGTCTTTGGCTACTGCGAAGAGGACCGGATCGAAGAGTTTCGCTTCGACGAGGACGGCTTAGGCGCGGGCGTGCGCGGTGATGCGCGTGCCATCAACGAACTACGCAAAGTGGCTCGTCGGCCGATGATACTGGCCACGCCGTTTCGTGGCAGCGGTGGTGTGTTCGATCCGGATGATGAAGCGGTACGGGGCGACAACGGCCAACAGGCCCGACTGAATAAGGATTTCTTTGCCAACGCCAAAGCCCAGAGCTGGTGGTATCTGCGCAAACTCTTCCAGAACACCTATCGCGCTGTAGTCGAGGGGATGGCCTACAACCCCGATGAACTCATATCGATCAGCAGCGCCATGCCGAACAAAGACAAACTTGTAATCGAATTGTCTCAGCCGACCTACTCAATAAACGGCGTGGGAAAAATCGTCGTGGACAAACAGCCTGATGGCACCAAATCGCCCAATCTGGCTGACTCAGCGATGATCAACTATGCGCCAATGAACAGCGATCTGGACATCTGGATGCGGCTGTAACGAGGAAACGATGGCACGTAAACAAAACAACAGCGCCGCGCGTACTCCCCAGGCTACGGCGGACAGTTACGACAATTTCATGGCCCGCGTTGGCATGCAGCAGCAGAACCAGCATGCTGCATCGTCATACCGTGCAAACTTTACCAGCCGCAACCGGCTACAGATTGAATGGGCATACCGCTCATCGGCTATCATTGGCTCTGCCGTGGATGCCGTGGCTGACGATATGACCCGCAAGGGCATTCGCATCACCTCAGAGATTGACCCGAAAGAGCGCGGCGTAATCGAGTCACTGTTTGATGAGCTGGAACTGTGGGACCGCCTCAACGACACCATCAAATGGTCGCGCCTCTATGGCGGTGCGGTCGGTTTCATCATGATCGAGGGCCAGGCTCCGTTTACGCCTCTGCGTCTGGAGACTATCGGCGAGGGCAAGTTTAAAGGGATTTTGCCGCTCGATCGCTGGATGATTAACCCTAATCTACAGCGTCGTATCAGGGATATGGGCCCGAACCTCGGGAAGCCTGAGCGATACGACGTGGTGACGACTGCAACGGGCATACCCGCCTGGAGCATTCATCACAGCCGCCTGATCCGTTTCGATGGCGTAACGCTGCCTTACCAGCAGGCGCAGACCGAAAACGAGTGGGGTATGTCCATCATCGAACGCATCTGGGACCGCCTGACCGCGTTTGACAGTGCAACTATGGGCGCGGCACAGCTTGTATATAAAGCCCACTTAAGAACATACAAGGTTGATAAACTCAGAGAAATTATCGGGTTGGGTGGGAAGGCATACGAAAATCTGCTGAAAAATTTGGATCTCATACGCATGTACCAGAGCAATGAGGGCATGACCCTCATGGATGGTAAAGATGTCTTCGAGACCCACCAGTATTCCTTTGCTGGCCTCGACGACGTGATCAGCCAGTTCGCTGAGCAGATAAGCGGCGCGACGGGGATCCCGCTGGTGCGCCTCTTTGGTCAGTCGCCCAAAGGTTTCTCTACCGGCGATGCTGACCTGTCGAACTATTACGACACCATCGGTACCCAGCAGGAACGCCGGTTGCGTCAGCCGCTGCGTAAGCTGTTCGACGTCATGTATCGCTCTGAGCTTGGCAAGCCTTTACCTGATGACTTCACGTTTGAGTTTAACCCGCTCTGGCAGATGTCGGACGTTGACCGCTCAACGGTGGCGGTAAATACCGTGAATGCTATCAGTACGGCATTCAACGATGGCCTGATGACCAAAAAGGCGGCAATGACCGACCTGCGCGAAGCATCTGATGTCACGGGCATCGGTGCATCAATTACCGACGAGGATATTGCTGATGCCGAAGAAGAAGACCCGCCAGGCATCGGAGAGATTGACGACCCGAAACCGCTCAAAGGCGGCGGAGACCCGGTATCAAACGAGCCTACGCAAGATAGCGCGAGCCGTGGGCGACATAGTAAATGGCCGCTACGATGGTTCAAATGACAGCGTTCTGGAAATCATCGATGCGCTGGAAAAATACAGCGACATCATCGACGGCTGGGCGAACCGCGTAGCCAAAGACTTTGCGCTGGAAGTCGCCCGCCAGAACGATAAGGAGTGGCGGCAGCACAGCCAGTACATCAGCGCTGAGTTGCGCCATATCGTCCAGAACACGCCGATCGGACAGGTGATGCAAAGCATCGTCGCCGAGCAGGTGAAGTACATCAAATCTCTGCCACTCGAAGCAGCCGACCGCATCTATGACATCCAGAACAAGGCGATCGAGGCGGTTGTAGCTGGTGGGCGTGCTGAGCCCTTTGCGAAGGAAATAGCAGCATCAGGAGATGTTGCTGCATCACGCGCGCGTCTGATTGCGCGTACTGAGATTGGCCGGGCATCCACTGCGCTGACACAGGCCCGCTCTCTTTCCCTTGGCTCAACAGGCTACATCTGGCGCACCGCCGAAGATGGTGATGTGCGTCACTCGCATGCGGAGATGGAAGGCAAGTTTGTCAGCTGGGATAGACCGCCAACGCTTGACGGCTTAACTGGCCATGCCGGCGCGCTACCTAACTGTCGTTGTTACTGTGAGGTTGTTCTTCCTCATGCAAATGTCGTCAGCCTGCCAACGGGCGACAGGATCCGCCGCGTCATAACGGTTGATGGCAAACCAGTCAGGGTTGCCGCTATCAAAATCAAACGAGCTGCTTAGGCAGCTTTTTTTACGCCTGCAGGTAACCGATGAAATATCTCTTTAATACCCGCCTGGGTGAAACCCGTTACCGGCTGGCTGACGGTTCGTTGCTGTGTAAAGACGTCCCGATTGGCCGCACAGGTTCACAGCTTTACAGTGCGCTGGACCTTCCAAAGCTTGAGCCAGATTCAGACGGGGAAATTGTCGTCGAGCGCACCGCTGATGAGGTTTTCAGTCCGGAAACGCTCGCATCCTTCGAGGGTATGACTGTCACCATCCTTCACCCGGAGGATGAAGAAGGAAATATCAAATTTGTCGATCCGGAGAACTGGCGGGAATTAGCCGTTGGACATCTTCAAAACGTGCGCCGTGGTACCGGCTCACAGTCAGACCTGATGATTGCAGACCTCATCATCAAGGATGAAGAGGCAATCGACTACATCGAAAACGGGCTGCGCGAAGTTTCGTGCGGTTACGACGCCGAGTATCAGCAAACTGCCATCGGCAAGGCAAAGCAGTACCAAATCACCGGAAACCATGTGGCTCTCGTCCCAAATGGCAGGGCCGGATCACGTTGCGCAATTGGAGACAGAAACACGATGGCAACTAAACAAAACTGGTTCACTCGCTTAAAACGCGCTGTGAAAACAGGCGATGCAGACACCATGAATGAGCTTCTGGAGTCGCCGCCGTCGAACATGACGGGCGATGAAGGTGGCGATTTACCGCAGGGCGTCAATCTCAATATCTTCACCAGCCCTCAGAAACCGCTACCGGACAAAGATCCGGAAATGGGCGGCTTGCGTACTGGTGACAATGAAGAACAGGTGCCTGCGTGGGCAGCTGCGTTGATTGCGCGTCTCGATAAGCTGGAGGGTAAGACCACCGACAGCAGCGATGATGACGATGCGAAGAAAAAATTTGGCGACTCTGACGATGAAGATAAAGAGAAGCCAGGAACAGCAACAGGCGATTCTGCCTATCGGGCAGAACTCATCATGCCGGGCATCGACCTGACGCAATCAATGAAGCCTACAGAGTTTAAGCGTCATGTGCTGGCCTCAGCCGATCAGGGCTTGGTGCGCCAGATTGTGGGTGATGCCGCAATTAAACAGCTACCAAAAGCACAGGTTGAAATGGCATTCAATGCCGTTTCAGAGCTGGCGAAAAATCGTAACACCCAGTCCTCACGAACTGCGGACCACTCACGCCAGCAGGCGTCTACTTCTCCTGCTGATTTGAACAAAATCAACCAGGCATTCTGGTCTAATCGCTAAGGAAACCCAATGGATACGTCTTACCTGTACCGGATGCCCGTTGGCATTGCCGGTTCAATCTCACGTCCGCAGGACTTAACGGTCGAGCCTGTAATTTTGAATTCGGCCAATCCTTTCAGCGCTTATGGGCTGGTGGGCAAGTTTGTCAACGGCCTGTTTGTACCACTCAGTGACGGCGATACGGCCACTGTGTTTCAGGGCATTTATGTCCGTCCATACCCCACAACGTCTACGCCTGACATGGTTCGCCAGGTTGGCGCAGATAAAAACTTTCCCGGCGATGCGCTCAAGCGCGGCTATATGACCGTGAATGTCGGCGCAGATGCCACGTCCATCACCAAAGGTGGAACGGTTTACGTGGTAGTCAGCCTCGACTCATCAATCAACGTGCCGCTGGGTGGTTTCTCAGCCACATCTATCAACGGCAAGACGGTAGCACTGCCTAACGCGCAGTTTACTGGTGCGGGCGATGCCGATGGCAACGCTGAAATTTCCTACAAGATTTAAGGAACGAAAATGCAGACTTTTGACCAACGCACCATTGATGGTACGGGTGTCTTTCTGGTTGGTGAGCTTGAGCGTCTTGATCAGACTCTTAATCTCCCGCTGGTTGGTTACACCTGGACCCGTGACATTCAATTGCGTGAAGACGTGTCTATTGCTGATGATATCTCGAGCTGGACGAACACCAGTTTTGGGGCAGCTGGTACCGGCGCAAACCCTAACGGGAAAAACTGGGTAGGCAAAGATTCCACTGCGATCTCTGGCGTCAACGTTGATATCAACAAAGAAGGCAATCCGCTTTCTTTGTGGGGTATGGAACTTGGCTGGACCGTCATTGAGCTTCAGGCAGCTGAACAGGTTGGGCGTCCGATTGATACCCAGAAATACGAAGGCATGCAGCTGAAATGGAACATGGATGCTGATGAACAGGTCTACATCGGTGACCAGAGCCTGAATGTGAAAGGCCTGGCTAACCTGAATGGCGTGAGTGTCAGCAATGCTGTTGAACCCTGGAATGCGTCAACTTCTTCACCGGACAAAATCCGTGATTCAATCAACACGCTCTTGACCAACGCCTGGCGTAACTCGGGTTACTCGGTAGTACCGACCGACCTGCTTTTGCCACCAGAGCAATATGCCTACCTTTCAACAATCATCGTATCGTCTGCAGGTAATCAGTCATTACTCACCTACCTGACCACGAACACAATCGCCTATCACCAGAATGGCGTGCCGCTGAACATCCGCGCGGTGAAATGGCTGAAAGGTCGTGGCGTCGGTGGAACTGACCGCATGGTGGCTTACACCAACGACAAGAAATATGTTCGTTTCCCGATGGTGCCATTGCGCAGCATTCCAATTCAGTATCGTGGCCTTTACCAGATGACCACCTATTACGGAAAACTGGGCGCAGTCGAGCCGGTTTACCGCAAAACACTTGCCTATATGGACGGCATCTGATCCCCACTCAATGAGCCCCGAAAGGGGCTTTACAGGAGCCGATCATGGCTAAAGAAAAAGTTGAAATTCTGGTAAATACGCCCTTTACCCTGAACACTGCCAAAGGCGAAATCCCTTTTTTGAAAGGGCGCCACAAGGTGGATCCGGATATTGCCAAACACTGGTTTGTAGTGGCTCATTCAGACCAGACCGGAGGCGTTGAATCTGGCGGTGACACAGAACTTCAGGCGGAGATCGACAGCCTGAAATCACAGTTGGAAGAGAAGGTAAAAAACATCGGCGAACTCAATGAGCAGATTGCAGCGAAAGATAAAGCTCTGGAAGTTTTGACGAAAGAGCTGGAAACACTGAAAGCCGCTAAGGAAAAATAATATGGCGAAGAATGAAACGTTACCCACAGTAGAACAGTTTCGCGTCGCTTTTCCTCAGTTCGCCGATCCGGACAAATTTCCCGACATTCCTATCACTTTCCGCCTCAACCTTGCCGACATCATGCTGAGCGAAAACACCACGGGTAAACAGATGTTTCCTTACCTGGCGGGCCTGTTTGTCGCTCATTACATGACACTCTGGCTGGCTGACTCTAAGGCGGCATTGATGGGCGGTGCGGGTGGTTCAACCAATGGCGTGCAGGCGTCGAAATCGGTCGATAAGGTCAGCGTGAGCTATGACACCGGCGCGACACTGAACCCTGACGCGGGATTCTGGAATAACACGCGCTATGGCGCTGAGTTCTGGCAACTGATCATCATGTTCGGGGCCGGAGGTCGTCAGCTATGAAATCAGGGCTCACCATTCGCAGCGATAATGCTGCTGCCATTCTTGCCGCGCTTAAGTCCATCGCAGATAAAGATGTGCTGGTGGGCATCCCAGAAGAAAAAAACGAGCGTGATGATGTGCCGTTCGGCAATGCCGGTATCGGCTATATCAATGAAAACGGTTCGCCGAAGCAAAACATACCGGCGCGCCCTCATCTTGTTCCGGGCGTGCGTTCTGTTCAGGACCAGACCTTACCGGAACTGCGCGCGGCGGCACAGGCTGCGCTCAGCGGTAACGCGACGGCTGCGGATCTGGCCCTTAACCGTGCCGGGGTTTTAGCTGCAAACGGTGTGAAGCGCTACATCACAATCACCAACTTCACGCCGCTGGCGGAATCCACGCTTGCCGCCCGGGCGAGTCGCGGGCGTAAAGGTGCTGCGCTCGAACTGGAACGGCGTGCTGCCGGGGCTGCGCCGGACAATGCCAATGCCCGACCGCTTATTGATACTGGCCAGTACCGGCGCGCCATTACCTCTGTCGTGAGGTCTAAAAATGCCAACTCTTGATGTTTCCGATGTGCTGATGTCGCCGGAGTTTTGCGACACAGAATTATGGTACCGCCGTAACGCCCAGACGGTCGATGCGGATGGGATGGCGTCTAATGAGGTCACACGACAGCAGTTTGCTGGTGTGGTGACTGTTGACCGTTCCCTGGAGGCCCGGCGTATGGAAGCCGGCCAGGTAATTGGCGGTGCAATACTGGTCATCACCCAGACCCGGTTAATCAGCGGTAAAACCGCGCTGGATGCGGATATCGTTGAATATGCTGGCGCGGATTACCGTGTCACCTTCGTGGATCCGTATCCCCGCTATGGTGCCGGTTTTGTTCAGGCTCACTGTGAGCTACAGCCGTTTGACGGTGGCGCAAATGAGCAATGACAGCACGCAGGCGGGGTATCTGACGCCTGTCAGCGCGCCACAGGCTTACGATGAAACGCTGGAACGTCTGCTCAGCCGATGGGTTAAAGCGCTTTGTAGCCTTCCTGACGGGATGGTGCGCCCGCGCTGGACGCCGGTTCAGGCGGCAATGCCTGCGCAGGAGGTTAACTGGTGCGGATTCGGGATCACCGGCTTTACCGGGGATGATTCCCCGGCGTTTGTGCAGCAGTCGGAAGACGATGCCCAGATGTGGCGCCATGAAATAGTCGAATGCATGGCTTCTTTTTATGGTCCGTCGAGCCAGCAAATTGCCACGCTGTTTCGCGATGGCATGCAGATCCCCCAGAACAACGCAGAGCTAAACAGCATCGGATTGTCATTTTTTGATGCCAGTCCCGTTTCATCATTCCCCGAACTCATCAACAACCAGTGGGTGCGTCGCTACGACGTCACCGTGCGCATGCGCCGTAAAGTGATCCGCGATTATGGGGTTAAAAGCCTTATCGACGGACAAATTTCAATCTTCGGAGAGTAACCTATGTCACAGGGATTACCTGTATCCAACGTGGTCAACGTTGATGTGCTGCTGTCGCCAACGGCGGCAACGGGGCGCAACTTTGGATCGCTGCTCATTCTCGGCACATCAACGGTTATCCCTGTGTCCGAGCGAATTCGCCTTTATACCTCATCCTCAGATATCGGCAGCGATTTCGGTACTGACAGCCCGGAGTATCAGGCAGCGCTGGTCTATTTCTCACAGTCGCCCGCGCCAACGCAGGTTTATATCGGTCGCTGGGCTAAAACGCTCAAATCTTCCGAGGCGGGACCAGCCGAAACCATGCTGCAGGCCGTAAACGCCGCCCTGCAGTTTAACAACTGGTATGGCCTGGCAATTGCTGACAGCGCAAACCTGCAGGATGCTGATTTGCTGGCTGTGGCGGCAGCGGTTCAGGGTGCCAGCGTCAGCCGCATCCTGGCAGTATCCACGTCCGATCCGAAAGTGCTCACTACGGGCGATACATCGAATATCGGCTACAAACTGAAAGCGGGAAGCTTTGGCCGCACGTTCTGGCAGTACAGTTCCACCAGCAAATACGCGGCGATTTCGGCGTTTGGTCGTGGCTTTACCGTTAATTTTAACGGCTTCAATACCGCCATTACGCTCAAATTCAAACAGGAGCCGGGCATCACTTACGAGGTGCTGACCAGCCCGCAAGCCGCCGCCATCGATGCCAGCAACGGTAACGTGTTTGTGTACTACGCCAACGACACCGCAATCCTGCAGCAGGGTGTTATGGCAAACGGCGATTTCTTCGACGAGCGCCACGGCCTGGACTGGCTGCAGAACTATGTTCAGACCAATTATTTTAATCTGCTCTACACCTCCCTGACCAAAATCCCACAGACCGACGCTGGCGGTACGCGCCTGCTTGCGAACGTGGAAGATTCAATGGACCAGGCGGTAACAAATGGCCTGATTGCGCCCGGCGTCTGGACAGGTGGCCCGCTGGGCGAACTGTCGTCCGGCGATACGCTGACTAAAGGCTATTACGCCTACATTCAGCCAATGGCCCAGCAGGCACAGGCAGACCGACAGAAGCGAAAAGCGCCACCTGTTCAGGTGGCCTGCAAGCTGGCCGGAGCCATTCATTATGGCGACGTCATGATCAACGTAGTGCGCTAAGGGGAAACTGATGGCTACTTATTCATTTATGGACGTTACGGCGTCCCTTACCGGGCCATCCGGCGCGCTTGACCTGGGTTATGGCTCAGCGAACTCCGATGAGGGGATCGTGGTTGCGATGTCAGAGGCAAAAAACACGATGACAACAGGTGCTGACGGCGAAGGCATGCACAGCCTGCATGCAGGCAAAGCCGGTACCGTCACCGTTAACCTGTTGAAAACATCCCCGCTCAATAAAAAGCTGTCAATCATGTACAACGCCCAAAGCCTTTCATCAACGCTCTGGGGTAACAACGTTATCGTGGTGCGTAACACAGCATCGGGTGACCTGGTTACTGCGCGCGGATGTGCGTTCCAGAAACAGCCGGATTTCAGCAATCCGAAAGTAGCGGGTATTGTCGCCTGGGTATTTGACTGCATCAAAATTGATGAACTGCTCGGGGAGTATTAACAGATGGAATTTCAGATCAAAGGCATCGACTATCGCACCTCGAAACTCAGCGTTTTCGATCAGCTTAAAGTGTCGCGCAAACTGCTTCCTGTGCTGGCTGGGCTTCTGGCTGAATATGGCAGCATTCGCGACATGATTCCAAAGAAGGGAGGTACCGATGCCGATCCTGAGTCTTACAGCGCGATTTTTGAAAAAGTCTTGCCCAAAGTAGCCGACCAACTGGCAGCACTCAGCGAAGAAGACACCAACGCGATTATTTTTCCGTGTCTGGCCGTCGTCTCCCGCCGTCAGGACAAATCATCATGGGTGCCGGTTGCGCGCCAGAATGAACTGATGTTCGACGACATCGATTTGCTGAGCATGCTGCAGATGGTTGGTCGCGTGGTGGGCGACAGCCTGGGAAATTTTTTGCCCGCACTCCCCGACAAAGAGACGCCGCCCCCGCCAGCGGCCTGATGCTCGACACGCTTCCGGATGGTGAAGATTACCTGATGCGCCCGGTTGATGCCGGGTACATCAGTTATTCTGACCTGAAAAACGGCGCTTTAGATCTGGCCGACATTGCCCGCATGAATGACTGGCTGGATTTAAAAGCCGATAACAACGCGCGGATTCGCCGCTGGGAGCAACAAAACCAATGAATGCCGAAACCATTAAGGATTTTCTGGTCAGCCTGGGCTTTCAGGTTGATGAGGCCGGTTCACGTAAATTTAATGCCGTTGTGGCCGGTACCACGCTGCAGGTTGTAAAAATGGGCGCGGCGGTAGAAGGGGCGGCGCTCTCCATTCTCGCCTATACAGCGAAGATTGCCAGCGGCCTCGATCAGCTTTACTGGTCATCCCAGCGCACGGGCGCGACGGTCGCAGGGATACAGCAGATTGGCTATGCCGTTTCACAGCTGGGCGGTACCGCAGAGGGGGCCCGGTCATCGCTGGAGAGCCTGGCGCGTTTCATGCGTAACAGCCCCGGCGCTGAGGGGTTTCTCAATCGTCTCGGCGTGCAGACCCGCGATGCCAGCGGCAATATGCGCGACATGGCCAGCATTTTCACGGGTGTGGGCGACAAGCTACGCAACATGCCTTATTACCGGGCGAACCAGTATGCCCAGATGCTGGGCATTGATGAAAACACGTTGCTGGCCATGCGCCGTGGCGTGGGCCAGTTCAGTGCGCAGTATGCGCAGATGGCGAAGGCGATCGGCTTCAACGCCGATCAGGCTGCTGTCAGTTCTAACCGCTTTATGACATCCCTGCGTTCATTCGGCCAGATGGCATCGATGGCACGGGATAAAATCGGTTCCAGCCTCAGTGAAGGCCTGGCGGGTTCCATTGATAACCTGCGCAAACAGGTCATCGATAACTTCCCGAAAATAGAGCAGGCCATCACCAGTGGCGTTAAAGGCATACTGTGGCTAGCTGACGTGATAGGGCGTGTTGTTTTCAGGCTCATTCAGGCTGCTGGTGACATTAAAGAGTGGTGGGGCTCGCTCGACAGAGCAACAAAGGGATTAATAGCCACGCTGGGTGGATTGATCATGGCCTGGCGGATCCTTAACAGCGCTTTCATGAGGTCACCAATCGGAATGGTGACCATGCTTATTGGTACGCTGGCGCTGCTTTATGACGATTACCGGACATGGAAAGAGGGCGGTAAAAGCCTGATTGACTGGAGCCAGTGGGAGCCATCGATTAATAAAGCCATTTCAGCAATGAAGTGGATAAAAGACACTCTGCTGGATATGACGGGCGGCGTGGGTGGTCTGCAAAATGCATTCGAGGTGCTGGCGGTATTTGTTGCCGGTAGCTGGGCTTTGCGGATGCTCACCGGAATTGCGCGTGTCAGTAAAGGATTTTCACCCTTACTTGCAGCCATTGCGGCAGTCAGCGCCTGGGACAAAATCGGGAAAACGCAGGAAGAAGCAAAAAGCCAGGGTAAAAGCGTCGGGCAATATCTGATTGACCGAATGAACCAGAATCAGGGTAGCAGCACTGGCGGTCTGCTTGGGCAGGCTGACGGGCTTCTGAATCAGGCTTATTCCTGGTGGGCCGGAATTTCCGGTACCAATGGTGCGACGAACGCTTATGACGCCTACGGGACCGTAAAGCGACCGCAGCCGACAAAGGCGGGAGCGGCTTTGCTTGGCTGGATGCAACCGGCCTTACAGCGCCTGGAACAGCTATACCGACTGCCCGAAGGTTTGCTGCGCAGCGTGGCAATCGCGGAATCGTCTGGTGACCCTATGGCGATGTCTGGTGCGGGTGCAGAGGGGCTTTTCCAGTTAATGCCCGGAACTTCCAGAGATTTGGGTTTGCGGAACGGTGAAGCGTTCGACCCGATGAAGTCAGCACAGGCCGCGGCTAAATACCTTTCGCAGTTGCTCAAATCCAACGGCGGCGACCTCAGCAAAGCGCTGGCGTCGTATAACTGGGGGATCGGCAATGTGCAGAAGCACGGCATGGCGCTTTTACCCGAGGAAACCCGTAATTACATTCCACGTGTGATGAGCAATATGCCGTCTGGTGGCGCCCAGGTCAGCCAGGAAACAAACATTTATATTCATGGTGTGACCGATCCGGCGCTGGCAGGTAAAGCCGTTGCTGATCAGCAGACGTCCGTCAATTCTCGTTTAAGCCAGACATTATCAACGGGGCCGCGTTAATGGATATTTTATCAACGCTGTTTTCTCTGCAGAGTCGAAAAATAGGGATGATGATCCCCGATGTGGTAGTGAGCGAAAAGCACAGCGACACGCTGGAAATTACGGAACACCCCGTCGAGGATAAAGCCCCGGTAGCCGATCATGCTTTTCGCCGGCCTTCTGAGGTTGTCATGGAGGTGGGGTTTGCCGGGGGCGGTTCTCTGCTGGATTTGGTCAACCTGTCGCCCGTTGGCCTCAGCATTGGCCTTAGCCCCAAAGAGGTTTACGCCGAGTTGCTGACGCTGCAGCGCAGCCGGGTGCCGTTCAGCGTCACAACGGGCAAGCGCATTTATAACAACATGCTGATCAAGGTGCTGGAGGTCATCACTGATAAACAGACCGAAAACGTCTTATCAGCGACGCTGACGTTGCGCGAGGTGTTGATCACGTCCACTAAAACCATTTCAGTGGCGGACAAAGCTGATATGAGTCAGGGCGTTAGCACGTCCGCTGTCCAGAACTCTGGTGTTAAATCGTCAAAGCCGGTTAATCAGTCGCTTCTTTCTTCTATAGCCGGTCTCTTTTAGGGGGAGCAATGCAGGCTAACGAAATCCCGCTTTCCCCGGATAATCAGCAGTTTAGCACTGACATTAATGGTGTGAGCTATCAAATCCGCTCTCTATGGCGCGACAGCGCTGGATGGGTTGTCGATTTGATGGACGGCAGCGGTGCGCCAGTCGTTTCGGACATTCCACTGGTGACCGGGACCAACCTTCTTTCGCAATACGCTTATCTTAATCTCGGCTTTGGCCTGGTTGTGGTCTGTGATGACCCCGGTCAGGACTATCCAACTAAAACCGACCTGGGCATTAAAAGCCATTTACTTGTCGTCACGGGGTAACCATGTCACAAAACTGGATGCGTCATTTCGAGTTGCAGATCCTGTCTGAAAACGGGCAGGGCATAAGCCTCAGTGATTTCAAGGTCGTATTTAACATCACCTGGACAGACACGCGCTGGCCACGTGTGGCAATGGTGCGGATCTACAACCTGTCAAAAGACACCAGCTCGCGAATACTGGGTAAAGAGTTTGCGAAAATTAAAATCATCGCGGGCTATGATGGTCTTGCTCAGACGGCAGACGAAAGCCAGGTCGGAAATGTCAGCCAGATTTCTGCCGATCAGGTTGGCCAGACGGGCGGTACCAATTTCGGTGAAATATTCAGTGGCGACATCCGCTTTACGATTACCGGCCGCGACAACCCGACAGATACGTGGGTGCTGATTCAGGCCATCGACGGACATCAGGCATTTATGAATGCCACTGTGTCTAAAACCCTTGCAGCCGGTTATACAGTTGCGGATGTGCATGCTGCTGCCATGGACAGCTTTAGTCCGTTCGGCGTCAGTCAGGGGATTACCGGAGATATGCCGCCAACCGTATTCCCACGCGGGCGTGTAATTTATCAGTCCACACGTGATGTCATGGACAACGTGGCCGCGCAGAGCGGCGCTACCTGGCAGCTGGTGGACGGACAGGCGCAGATGGTGCCTACCGACAAATACATTCATGAAGCGGTTGTGTTAAACAGCAATACGGGCCTGATCGGGATGCCACAGCAGACCATGGGCGCTGGCGTCAACGTTCGCTGTCTCATCAATCCAAATATCCGGCTAAACGGGTTGGTGGAAATTTATCAGGCGTCAGTTTACCGGGCGAGTCTGTCGGCGGACGAGGTTAAAGCACTGCCCAGCCGTGCCGATGAAGTGAATACGAACGGCAACCTGTCGGTGAACGGGACACTGCAACAGCCTGCAAGTATTGCGGCTGATGGCGTGTATATCGTTAAGGCTATCGATTATACTGGTGATACCAGAGGCCAGCCGTGGTACATGGATTTGATGTGCTTTGCACGCGGTGCGGCTGATTTGCAAACTTCGAGCTCGATCGCTAAGGGTATTTCAACGTGAAGAAATTCAGAGGTCTGATTCTTGCTGTCCTCATGGTTTCATCTTATGCAAACGCCGAGGCAAGGCCTTTAATGCAATGCGGGCCTTTCACCATTTCATCGAGTGATGATGGTTTTGCGCACATAAATAACGTCAGGCCAGAAAGCCAAAAGGTTACGTTCTTAGGTAAGAAAGAAGACTATTCGAACATCCAATATCAATGGATGGTGCAGCGCGGCGACGCGCCCGGCTGGTACGGTATGGACTACATTAAGAGAAATGGCAAAGCCATCCTGAACGTCGAGGCGATCCGCAGCAACATTGACCAGCCACGTGTGTTCGGGACTTATGATTGCGTAAAATTACTTAAAGAAAAATGATAAATTTAGCTTGCAACTTTTTGTGGTTTCATGATTATTAGCTGGACACAGTAATCATGTATCTATGGATCGGAAATGGACCAAAAACAAACTATATCAGAAAATTACTCTGAAGAACTGGTAATAAAATACGATGGACCTGCATTATTAGATCATCGAATTGATTTAGATGTTTTAGCGGAATCACTTCAGGGGTTAAATAGTCTTCTGCAAGAGGTCAACTTAGTTGTTAATGGCACGAGTGAAGAGTTCAGTGTAGATGTCATGCCTTTTCAGGAAGGCTCATTTGAATATGTAATTGACGTTATCCAAAATCCTGTTGAACACTTAAACATCTTGGCAGTCATTGGTTTAACAGGTACGGCAGTGGCTGCGGCAGGGCGAACATTACTAGATATATTGAACCAAATTGAAGGTCGCCAAATTAGAAGGATGATTCTTACACCGGAAGGTGATTGTAGAATTATTCTAGATGATGGAGAAGAAATGATTGCTCCATCATATTTTCGGTTTTTACTTTCTTCTACATCAATCAGGAAGTCATTATCTAAGCTGATTTATAAACCTTTGCAAAAGGCAGGGTATACCTCGTTTAAAATTCAAAATAAAACTGGTCATTCTTTAATAACTATAGATGAAAGTGAAAAGGATAATTTCCGATACAAAAGCCTGCCAGTTGAAAAAATTTTGGTTGAGAGAGTTAACAGAGAGGTTCCAATAACTTTTCTTACCGTTCATAGCGACAAAGGCTGGAGTTGGCGCATTGATTTCAATGGCGAAGCAGTATTGGCTTCAATTGAAGACATAGAATTCCTAGAACGAGTCCGCACAGGTAGGGAACCGGGCATCTTTAGTAATGCCTATATAGTTGACCTCATTATTAGAGAGAACTTGAATTCTCTAGACAAAAGTTACATAGTTGATAAAGTACATACCGATTTTTAAGTGTTTTGAGCGGGGGGGGGTGCTATGTTGACTGTTGCAATCTGGTTAGCTTTTTTTTCACTTCTCCCTGTTTTTTATTGGGTTTTTTGCATTATCTTCGACAGACTACGCTTCATGCTCATGCCTAGGCATCGCGTTGAGATAGAGTTTCAAGATGAAGAAGGTGTTTCAAGAGTCGAAATCGTTGATGTTTCCTCTGACAATCAGTTTTACCTTGTAGCGATGGACGCGATCCGTGCAGGGCGAAAAGTTCGGGAAGCAAAATGACCAGTGATGCTGCTAAAAACAGTTCCGGGAACGTTCCTTTACTATCTAACGTAGCCGCTGGAGCGATTACGGGTGCAATCACAATATATTTAACAGGTTGGGATGGGCACCTTCCCTTTGTTTCTGCTGATTTTTCTGGGTTAAAAATATTTTTATTTGGCATTCTTCCTAGTGCTGGAATGTTAATTTCTCATAAGATTAAATCAATAGGTTTTAAATGGAGTCTTGGTTCGGCTAATAGGGAACTTATCCGAATTAACAAAAACCATCAAGAAGCCTTAAAGAAGCAAATTAAAGAATATGATGGTGTAATATCGCAAGTAAAAATTGACGACCTCAAGAAACAGTTAGAGCAAGCTATACAAGATTATATTGATATTATATCAACAGATTTTGGTAATGCAAAAGACGTGAAAAGATCAGCTCAGTCAAAATATCAAGAGCACATCCAAAAAAGTGCAAATGATAATCCAGAACTTGCTGAGATTCTAAAGTCAGAAAATAAGCCTTAACTGGAATAAATATATAAACTCTAAAACTCGCTTCGGCGGGTTTTTTTATGCCCGGAGAAAAGCAAATGGCGGTAACCCCTCAGTCTCTGGCCGGTGGTGAAGAGCAGGCGATGAAAGTCCTGTCGGACACTATCTTTTCAATGCTTCGCGTCTCCATGCCTGGAATCATCGAATCATTCGACCCGATTGCATGCACGTGCAGCGTACAGCCCGCGCTGAAAGGTCAGGTGGCAGACGATCTAGGCAAATTTAAATCGGCACCGTTGCCGGTGCTGGTGGACATTCCTGTAATTTTCCCACGCGGCGGCGGATGCACTATCACGTTTCCGGTGAAAGCCGGCGACGAATGCTTGGTGGTGTTTTCCGATCGCTGTATCGATTTCTGGTGGCAGAACGGTGGTGTTCAGGATCCTGTCGATCCGCGTCAGCATGATTTATCCGATGCCTTTGCTTTTGTTGGCCCACAGTCACAGGCGCAGAAAATATCGGGTATCAGCACTACGTCTGTTCAGGTTCGCACCGACGATGGCAGCAGTTTTATCGAACTGATGCAGGGCGGAAACGTGAACATCACCACACCACTGCTTACAGTGAACGGCAACGTTCAGGTTAACGGTACCGTGACATCAACCGGTGACCAGGTGGCGAAGGGCATCAGCCAGACCGGACACGTTCACAGTGGCGTGCAGTCAGGAAGCAGTCAGACAGGCGGCCCGCAATGAGATACCGGCGCGAAGATAATGACGGTGATTATACGTTCGGCCAGGGTGATGATACCTGGCTGATAAACTCGCCCGAAACGGTCGCTCAGGCGATTAAAACGCGGTTTTTACTCTGGTACGGTCAGTGGTTTCTCGATACAACATCGGGAACGCCATGGATTCAGTCTGTGCTCGGAAAGCAGAAGCCAGAAACCTACAACCTTGCTATACGCCAGCGCATCCTTGAGACGCAGGGCGTTAAATCAATTATCTCCTTCAACACTGACCTCAACACCAAAACGCGCCGGGTGACGTTCACGGCGACGATCGACACCATCTACGGGACAACGACCGTTAACAGCGAGGCGTAATGGCTCTCAACTTAGACACGCTGGGTTTATCGGCAACGGTAAACGCCCAGGGGATCAGCGCGCCTGATTACCAGACAATCCTGTCGTCAATTACCGGCTATTTTCTGCAGATATATGGTGCGGATTCTTATCTTGATCCAGACAGTAAGGATGGGCAAATGGTTGCGCTGGTGGCGCTGGCCATCCATGACGCCAACAATACAGCGATTCAGGTTTACAACTCGTTTTCCCCGTCAACAGCCATGAGCGACGCACTTACACGTAATGTCAAAATAAACGGTATTGGCCGCAATGGTGAGACGCGTTCTGTGGTGGATTTGGTCTGTATCGGCACTGCCGGCCAGACCATCACCAATGGCTCAGTAAGGGATTCGAATAACATCATCTGGAATTTGCCAGCCTCGGTCACAATACAGCCGGGAGGTCAGGTTACAGTTACTGCTACTTGCTCGACGCCTGGTGCAGTTGCGGCGATGCCGGGAACAGTGAACCAGATAAACACGCCAACTCGCGGCTGGACATCTGTTACCAACCCGTCAGCGGCTACAGTAGGCACAGCTATGGAGCAGGATTCAGCACTGCGGATCCGCCAGAGTCAGAGCGTAGCGCTGCCATCTCTCACCCCTTTCGCCGCGCTGGACGGGGCAATAGCAAACGTGGCGGGTGTGACACGTCACAAGCTCTATGAAAATGACACAGGAAGTCAGGATGCAAACGGCCTTCCGCCGCATTCGGTCGCAGCCATTGTCGATGGTGGAGACGTCACCGCAATCGCCCAGACTATCGTCGGAAAGAAAGGACAGGGGGTTTCTACGTTCGGTAGCACATCCGTTCTGGTACCGGACTTTTGGGGGAATCCACACACGATTTATTTTTCCAGACCTTCGCCGGTGCCTGTATTCGTGGCAATCACGCTCAAGGTTTTCACTGGGTACACAACTCAGGTAGGGAACGACATAAAAACGGCGATAGCGGCTTACATTAACTCGCTTTCCATTGGTGATGATGTACTGCTTTCCCGTGTGTATTCCCCTGCTAACCTGGGTGTGATGAGCGGCGGTGAAAGCCGGTATTATGACATTAACAGTCTCCAGATCGGGCGGACTGCTGGTGGCGTGACTGCCGCCAACATCATCACTGCCTATAACGAGGCCGTAACGTGCTCAGTGGACAACATCGCGATTACGGTGACGTCATGAGCAAGTACACCGATCTGATTACCAACTATCACGCCGGAAAGCCTAAGTTTGTTGCCCATGTAGACCTTTCGACACGTCCATTCACCGATGTATCTACAGCCCTGAACGGATTGCTTACAGCCTTCGATATCGAAACAGCTGTTGGAAAGCAGCTGGATATCCTCGGGGAATGGATTGGCCGGTCTCGCATTGTCAGTCAGCCTATTTCCGGTATTTACTTTTCATTCGACACGGACGGGCTTGGGTGGGATCAGGGTGTCTGGCAGGGACCGTTTGACCCGGATGCAGGTTTTACAAGCCTCAGTGATGATGTGTACCGCGTCATTCTGAAAGCCAAAATCGCTATCAATAACTGGAATGGCCAGAACGAAACACTGCCTCCCATCCTTAATACGGCGCTGTCCGGTTCCGGGCTGAAAATGCAAATCGTCGATAATCAGGACATGACGATATCCGTCTGGGTATTCCCGGAAACCGATATCAGTAATGTCTCGCTGGAACTCATATCTGCAATTAAACAAGGCTACTTGACGGTTAAAGCCGCTGGCGTCTGGGCTGGCGATATTCAAACCCCTTCAATACTTACTCCATCGGCTGGAAATCAGTTCTTTGGTTTTGATCTCGAAAATGAATACATAGCCGGATTTGATGAAGGCGCATGGGAGAAAAAACTGTAATGGCAACTAATAATTTTAAAGCGTTCGCGACAGCCAATGGCGCCAACGTTACAGCACAATCAGATTATGAAGCGTTGACTGCCTTGTTAACTGGTTTTCAGAGCGGAAAGGCATCTTCGGCGCAAATAAATAAAGCTATCCGTCAAAGCAGTACAATTGCAGCTGTTGTAGCTCAGTACATTGCAAACAATTCCGGCAATGATGTGCTGGATAACGGTGATACAGCAGGCATCCTGGCTAATCTGATTTTAGCCATTCAGTCATCTGTTAAAGGTACCGCAATACCTCTGCTCACCGGCGTTACTGGTGAAGCACGTAACGTCAGAATGAGCATTACCGCAGCCTCAGCCACGGCTACGATTACAGCTGATGAAGTGATTGTGAGTACAGGACTGGGTGGAAATCAGTACCGCGTAGCCAACGTAAACAAAACCATCAACATCGGCACTGCCGGGTTAGGGGGAATGAACACTGGATCTGCGCCAAATCCGGGGTTTGTAGCCATTTACCTCGTTTATAATCCCACAACGGGCGACTCTGCGTTGGTGGCGGTGAACGCAACATCCTCAAAGGCTCCTGAAAGCTTTGGTGTATTCAGTCAATTTCCGGCCTATACGGCAAGTGCTCTGCTGAGTGTATGGCGCTGCTACTCCGGAACACTTGCAGTTGGAGAACAGTTCGGAAGATCAATTTACACAGCCGATCTTACTCTCGTTGCTCTGTCAGGGAACGTTAGTTCGTTAACCGTCTTGAACATTTCACCCTACATCCCCATGAATGCGAAAGTATGGAATGGATATGGTTTGATCAACGGAACTTCATCGGCAGTGAATAATAACTTCACAATCTCCGGCACGCCAGGTTCGGTAGGTATAGTCGCTATCGGTACGGGAAACTCAGGAAATTTGTCCTCATTTGCTGATGTGCCTATTCCCGTTCCGCAAACGACCTACTATCTGATGCAAACGAGTGGCACTTTTTCAAATGGTTCAATCCACACTACAGGGTACAAAATATGACATCGGTTTATGTTGTTTTTAAGGACGACACTCAAAAAGAAGTGGCTACTGCATTTCCGGGCCCGCAGGATGAAAGCGTTTACCCTGGAATTACTGAGCTTGATGATAAAGATGAGCGGTACACAAGTTTTATGCAAAAAGCTAACAGCTTCTTCGGAGCGACGGCCTGAACGGCTTTTTAATACTGATACAGTTAGAGAAGGGAATGGGCTGAAAGTAACGAAGATTTTTTTACAATTAGACACAAACAGAAAAGCCTCGGACCGAAGTCTGAGGCTTTTTCTTTGGATCCAACTGCGCGTGCATTTCACGTGCACTTGTTTTTCTTATCAAGGTCCACTTACTGTCTGGTCAGCGTCCGTAAATGGTTGTTCTGACTGCCATTGTCCGGGTGTGGTCCTGTCAAAAATGGTGGAGCTGGCGGGAGTTGAACCCGCGTCCGAAATTACTACACCGTCGGCACTACATGCTTAGTACAGTCTTTACATTCGCCGGTCAGCTGCGGACAGACACGCCACTAACAGACTAGCCTGATTCAGTTTAACGCTTCAACCCCAGGCAAGGCATCCACGCGATCTCTTTTGGGTTTGACCTCTCTTGATCCCCGTCCTAAGAGCGGAGGCTAGGGAGAGAGGGCTCTAAGCAGGTTATTAAGCTGCTAGTGCGTAGTTTTCGTCGTTTGCGACTATTTTTTTGCGGCTTTTTACGAGGCCAACCGCCCCTCGGCATGCTCCTAAGGCTTCACAATCCCGTCGAATCCAGAATCAGCCCCAGAACTTCAAATACTAGCAAAAAAGCGTATCGAAATCCAGTGTTTAACGATTGGCGTTCTTCATGATACGCGCTTTATCCATTTGCCATTCGCGATCTTTGATGTCATTGCGCTTGTCGTGCTCTTTCTTACCGCGAGCAACGCCAATCTTTAGCTTACACCAGGCGTTTTTCCAGTAGAGCGACAGCGCCACAACGGTATAGCCTTCGCGGTTCACACGGCCGTAAAGTGAGTCCAGCTCACGCTGCTTCAACAGCAGTTTACGGCTGCGGGTAGGATCGCAGACCACATGCGATGAAGCCACCGCAAGTGGTTGAAAAGTGGAACCGAACAGATAAGCTTCACCATCACGCAGCAGAATGTAGCTGTCACTGATGTTGGCTTTACCTGCACGGAGTGATTTAACTTCCCATCCCTGTAGCGACAGGCCGGCTTCGAACTCTTCTTCAATGAAGTATTCGTGGCGGGCGCGCTTGTTCATGGCAATGGTGGCAGAACCGGGTTTGTGTGCTTTTTTCTTTGTCAT